GTAAAGCTGAGGCAGCTCTTGTACCACGAACTCCAAAGATATTAAACAGAGCAGAGGAGATATCTATTCCTCGTTTACCTCTAAGTTTATCTCCCAATATAGATATAATCTTATCTAATCTCAAAAGATTACCCGAGGCATCTACTAGAGTTTTTGGGTCAATGCCTAAAGATTTTAGCATCTCACCACCTCCCTTTTTCTGCCCGGTTACGGAAAGTGTTAAATAGCGCATCATGTTTGCTAATGCAGTACCAGCTGATGAAGCTTGGATACCTTGATTACCAAGTACTCCAATGGCTGCAGCTGCATCACCCATACTGATTTTGGCATTTCTAAATTCTGCTCCTGAATATTGGAAAGATTGGGCAAGGTCTGTTAGAGAAATATTTGCAGAGGTTACTGCAGTTGCCAATTGGTCTACTACCTGAGTAGCATTCTGTGAAGGTATATTAAAGGTCTGCATGATGTTAGTCATCAAGTCAGCAACTCCACCTTTCTGACCAAGAGGCATACTGAAGATAGAAGCTAGCTTAGCTGCAGGGCCAATCATTCTTTCGATTTGCTCTACATTGTTACCAGCCATTGCCAAGTACCTTTCGCCTGATGCAATATCTGCAGCAGTAAGAGGAGTTACCTCATTGACTTCTTTGGCTACTTGCATTAGCCTTGCCTGTTGAGCAGCATTAGCTCCAGACATTTTAGAAGCTAAGAATACTTGGTCGTATACTCCTGCAGAATATTGGTAGGCCCTTGCCATACCTCCAACCAATTCTTTTCCAAACTCAAAAGCATTAGAAGTTGACATTTGAATACCTCGATTCCAGGTATTCATATCGTTCATCATTGTTCTAAATGAGTTCGATATTCTGCCAGCCTCATTAGAGAATCGGTCTCTTAATACCATTGCAACACCGACCTCGACTAAGCTTCTTCTGTCTATCATTTTCTAGTTTTCTTTTTTAAGTTTTCATAATACTCATCGGCTATATCCTTAAATCTTTTCCTTTCTCGATACGGAAGACGCAAAAAGCTGAGATAGTCAATGGCTACCTCAGCTCTACATATATAAGTGAATGTACCTGGGTGGTCTACGCTTCCGTCAGGTAGAAAAAAGTCGGTGAAAGCATTATAGGATATTTATCAATTCTTCCAGGTATACTTGGATGTTCTACATCGGTGTTACCATCGAAGACTGGGTCATATTCAAATATTGTTTTACGAATCTCTGCAATGTCTCTTACTGAGAATAAATGGAAGCTTTCTACCTTTTCCCATTTACCATCAATCTGAAGATGTAAGTTCCTTGCAATCAATGCTGCATTACGAGTTTGTTTTTCTATTGGTAAAGTAACCAACATTCTTTCTCCTGCACCAGTAAGCAAATCAAATTTAACTACCTTACCTGAAGATAGAGTTACTTCGTAATCGGTAAGCTTACCTTGTTCTGGATAATAAGGGATAGCGTTTGGTTTTTCGGCCAATTCCTTTTCTGTAGGAAATTCTCCATAGTTATCGAATAACATCTCGCTTAAGGATTGACCGTAAGTTTGTACTCCGCCTTCTTGGCCCCAATCATATTCAAATTCTACTTCATCACCAAGTGAGAAGATTCTTGATTGGAATAAGATACAGTATCTGTCATTCAAAGGGATACGGTCTGCATCCTCTACCGTTAATCTACGATTAGGAGTAAAGTCGGTATCAACTACAATTGCCTGAATGAACTTAGTAAGGTTCATAAGGTTTCTTACATCCATAGGATTAGATAAGATATCCTCATCTGCACCATTCTGTTCCCTGATTGAGAATTTATAACCTGATGGGGTTATAAACTCATGTGTTCTACAATTTAATTCCATGTTTAAATAAGTTATTTGGTTATACTTTAGTTCATAGTGTTCGCTGTAACAACAAGAAAGGGGTGAGCCCTTTCTAGGAATCCCACCCCTCCCACCTAAAAATCTTAGTGAAAATAGACTAAGCGTTTTTAATACTTATCTACAGTACCTACTGAGAATTCGATACTTTCGATAGTGTTTTCTGAAGCCATTCTGTCCAGGTCTAATCCTGTAATCTTACATGGCCATACCTCTTCGAAGAGGTGGGTGTTAAGTACGGAAACTCCATCTTCAGCAAGTTCATTTACGATTACATTTTCCCAGTATTGGCTTGGTACCAAACCTCCACCAGCAATCATATCTTGGCATGAATAAAGCCAATCATGAAGCCATGTATCTGAACCTGCAGTAGTTAAAAGTTTACCTACTACTAAGTTACCTACAGTAACTCTACCGGCAGTTTTAACGTCCCGGTTAACGTCTCCATGAGCAACCTGGTCAATCTCTACATCTGGCAAAGTACAAGTTTGGAACAGATAAGTATTGATTGGGTGCTTAGGGAATGTGATACTCCAAAGGAATTTCTTTCTTGGATTCTTTACTTTTGCTCCCATGTTTTCTTAATTTTATTCGTTAACGTCCTGAACAGATACGGACTTGGATGCCTGGTCAATATAGATGCCCATAGTGATTTCTTGCATCGGAACGATATCCTTGAATTTCAGGATTGCTTTGTATTTACCTTGACGAACATCGGCTTCATTGTTAACCGATAAGTCATTGTACGAGTTAGCGTCTTGGTCACCCATCCAGGTGTATTCAGACATGGCATCTTCATCTACCAAGTTATCCAGCATTGGTTTAACTTCTAGATAAATCTTATTCCAAGTGTTCCAGATATTTGGTTCTTCCAAATACTTTTCTAGAATAGGTCTAAGATTCTTTTTGAGATACAGATTCAATCTTACAATTGCAAGGAATCTTTCTGAATCCTGTTTTACCTGAGAAGAAAAACAATGCCACAGCAAAGTTTGTTTACCTTGGTTAGGAACATCTTTGATACAGATTATATTTGCATAATTCTGTGCTAACTCATTGAGTTCCTTAGTTCTTGAAGGAGAACCATAATTTGGGCATACTGGACCATTACCATCATAGATAATGCCCCGATTCATACCAGCAAATGATTTCCAAGGTCCAAACTGAGAAGCAGAAGCATCTCCTAATCCTGCAATGGTACCAAGAACATCTGAATCTACCAAGTTACCGTCGGCATTATAGTATTTAATACCACCACCAAAGTAAGCAACATACTTACTGTTACCTACAGTACCAAGGCAAGTTTGAATCCAAGTGATTATTGATTTCAAATCTCTTGGTTGGTCACCCTGAGTATAATGAGTAGTATATTTTGGTACTTCAATGTAGTAGGTATATTCTTGCAGTTCCTTAACCATATCTACAGCAGCCTTGTGTACTTTAAGTACATCGGCAGAAGCTTCAAGGTGTTGGTCAATATGTGAACAGAAGATTTGGTATACATCTACATAATCCTTAACGAATTCCAGAGAAGCAATCCATTCGTCTGCCGTAGGAGTACTACCAGCACTACCAATGGTACCATTCAATTTTACTCCATCGGCAGTGATAGCAGCACCATTGAGTTTAATATCAATTGGGTTTCTTGTCCCATCTACATCATCAGTTAACCATTTGATGAAGTTGTTCCAAGATTTGATGTTCTCTGTCTTTTCAGTTAATACCGGAACGATATATTCTGAGTTCTTTGCAAATGCACTCAGAGCAAGGTAATCTACAGAAGTATCATTGTTATCATCTGCAGTTTTGTAGGTTACTACTGGACCTTGTTCAAGTACCTGGCCATTAGCACTAATTACTTGATAGTAAACCGTGTTAGCCTGTTTGTAAATATTCACAGAGAAAGTTTCAGCACTACCAACTGGGTCTCCATATCCTTTAGTTACCAAACCAAAGCCAACAGCAACTGAACCAGAAGTAAACTTGAAAAGAGTAGAAGCCGTGGGTTCCTCTGGAGTTGCAGAAGCTACTACCGGAGAACCGTCTTCAGCAGCCTTAGGAGCAGATGCAGCTTTAGCTCTTGTTGCAGCAGATACTACACCTTTGGTTGCACCCTTACCAAGTACACGAATAATACGAAGCTTAGAACCACCATTGAAAGCCTTTTCGATGTTTGATACAGAACCATCTGGTACTATCTCAGAACCAAAGACTCTTTGGAATTGAGAGAAAGATTGGATAAGTTCTGATGGGTCATCATATGGACCTTTAGTAGTTCTAGCCAATACACATGAAACTCCTAACATAGGAGTAGTTTGAAGAACGTTCTCGTTCTTAAACTCGAAATTTACAGATGGTGAATTAGGCATATTTATACTAATTAAGTTAATTACTCATTTATTTAATACCCTCTAGTATTGAGCTATTTTACGTTAAGGTTAAGTAAATCGGATTCTGGCTTTTCGGTTAGTCCAATCAATACTGAGATGTCTTGAATTGGTACAAGTTCGCCTTCTTCAGCAAGCTTCTCAGGTAATATACCATCCTTACAAGTATACTGATATACTTTTTCAAGTAGACCATGACTCTCATCTGGGTGGTCATAGTAATTACCTATTTCGATAAATAGGTTTCCTGTTGGTGCTACCCGACCATCTTCCCATTCTTCTAAGTTATTATAATAAGGTCTTACGTATCCTCGAGAAGGTAATGCTTCATACATAATACTATGAAGTAACCTCATATCGGCTTGAGTATTAGATACCAGGTGAATATCTAGAGTTATATCCTTCGTTTCATAAGGAAATTCAGATGCTTGGTAATTTCCACCCTCTAGTTTATCACCAATGATATATTTGTTCACACCTATATCACCATTATAGAATCCTTGTAGTTCAATGGTAATTCTAGGGCATGTCTTTGCACCCTTAACCTGATTGTTACCTATACCAAATATAGGGATGAATTTAGGCATGGCATCTTTATCTGCCTGAAACCTTTTTTCATTTTCTTGTGATAAAGGTAAGTAGTCTTCTGGGTTAAGAGTTAAACCTTTCTTAAGTGCTGTTTGTAATAGGCAAATATAAAAGGTTCTTTCTACGATTTCTTCTGCATTTACCATATTATATAAGTTGAATCATTAGCATGGTATTCATAGTATAAGTACCACCATCACTAAATACGCATTCCCAATTTATGGATGTAGCATTGAAAAAGATACCTGCATCTTTCCTCATATGACAGGTAGCACTAAAACTACCCTGGTAAGTATTAGCTATACTACCATAGTTACTAAACCATGTATAGGTATTAATACCACTACCACCATTGTTTGAACTTTTAGTTTCACCAATTGAAGGTATTTTAAATCCCATAAGCTCCTCTGAAACTTGGGTTCCTTCGATTAGCTTAGCTCTATAACCAGTCATGGTAAAACCTGCTGAACCTTCCCAAGCATTAGGACCTTGGTCTTTAGGTACACTCAGATTAATACTGGGAGGGTCTACACGATATCTATAAGATATTTCTCCAGCTGCCTGAGTTACAATTACTGTTTTAGTTAGACCACCAACTTGCTTGATAGTTAAAGTTCCACTGAGAAGCTGTTCCGTATGATTCTTAGAAGTAATGGATACCTCTAGAGTCTTTTCTTCATTATTAGTAAATCTTAGTCCAGCAGTAAATGGAGGTTCCTCTAGGAATTCTGCTGTAACTTCTACATTTTCCCAATCTCCTTGGGGTGTACCATTAATCATTTCCCTACGTTGAGAAGTGATTGCCAAAGTATCAGAGCCACCCTTACCCAATATGTTTATGGCTTCCTTATCTACTTCTAATTTGTATTCGTAGTTAAGGCTGCCTTTCTTTTGAATAAGATTTACAGTCTTAGGTACTCCATTAACTGTAATGGTAAGGATGGCTTTTTTATCTGCTTCTGTATCATTCACTTTTAACGGATGTACCATTACGAGTGCAGGACCAGTACCAGATGTTTTATCTGCTTCAAAATCTGCCATTACTTTGTATATTTTCTAAGTTCTTTTCTTAATTGATTTCGTATCTCTTTCTCTAAAACTACGTTTCCACCTGCTGCCTCGAAAGCAGGTTTCCATAAAGGACGAGGTGGAAGATTACCATCTCTACTACCATACTCCAACATGATAGCAATTTGGTTAAGTGTTTTTCGAGAAGTTCTACCAGAGTATGTTATCTTCCTTAATCCTGGAGGAAGACCAACAAAGGTTCTATCTTTCTGAGTTACCATTGTAACTGACCTTGCATATTGACCAGTAAGGTTTAATAAAGTATGTGCTCCATACTTCTTAAGTGTAGCAGTAGCATGAGGAGGCCAAGAAACTTTGGAACCAGGTGGAGGTAGACCATTATTTAAACTACGCCTTACTATACGAAGAAGTTGATTGCCAAACTTTCTAGTACCTAACTCGTATCCGAGCTTCATGATACTTGGAGTCTTGGCAATCAACCTCTCAGCCTGACGTTGTTTAACAGGGTCTACATAAATCTGAATATCACATAGATTATTCGAGAGGTTTATGTTAACCTTTCTGCTTGCCATCTTTATTCTTATTTAATCCCAACTCACTGGCAATCTTCATAAGAATATCTTGTTGCATGGATAACTTCTCTGCTACTTCGGTTTTAAAAGCCTCGAACTCTTCTTGCTTATAAGCCGGAGCTGGTTGTTGTTGAGGAGTTAGCATACCCTCGATTGTATGAAAGATATTATCACATTCAGTAACTACTGCCTCATATTTCTCTCGGTTATTGAGAATATTTACAGCAGTAGTCCTTTGGATATTTACTTCGTTTACGATATTGCGTAAGTCGGTAGTGTAATAAATATTATTATGAATACCTTCTGCAGCATCTGTAGGAAGGTATATTGTCAAAGAGGATACAGAATCTTGAATAACGATTTCTGTATTTGCGGCAAAGCTTCCATCTGGGCCAGTGGCTCTAGGTTTGCTTTCACCTACTTTTAATACTTGGGCCTTATCAAAGATTGGATACCCAGAACGTCTGTCTCTCTCTAAGGTGTATATGGTATCACCTTTCTGCAATTTAGAAAAAATCAAATCTTCCATGTTCATCTTTTATTAATTAAGTTTAAACCAAATGATACTGCACCTGGATTCCTTTGCATAAAGTCTACCAGGTTTAAGAATTGATAGTATCCAAATTGGTCAATGAGTGACTGTGCTTTATTTGCTACTTCCTTTGCTATCTCTGCATTGGGAGCAGGCAATGTAAGTTGAATAGTAAAATCTTTTAGTTGATTTCCATTGGTTGGTTCTTTCTTAATCTCTTCACTTTCCATATCGTTTTATCTTTAGGTGGGTATAAACGAAAAAAGGAGTACACCTATGTAAGATGCACTCCTTCCTAATCTGGCTTACGTAATGACGACGGTCATTATTAAGCAGGTGTTGTGGATGTAGTCTTAAGAGCTGCAACTACTGACTGGATAATGTTCTGGTCTCTCTGAGCATCTACTACTCTGTTGAGACGGGCAATTTCCTGGTCTTTAGCAGTGTTCTCGATAAGACACTTGATTTTCCTGTTGGCCATTCTTGAGGTCACAGCAGCAACCATCATTACAACCGCGGTCAGCGACGATTACGCCCTCACCGCCAGATTTAACTTCTACTCCCATGATTTTTGGATTTTAAATTGTTAAACATAAGGATAAATTTTTTAGGTTATTTGTATACGGTCGTATACATTAATAATGCTATAGTATCGTATTATTACTAATACAGAGACTTACCCGTAGATTACTTCAAAGTAGATAGTCGGATGGTCAGAATTTTTTGGAGTAAGTGTAACTGTTGCAATTGTAGTTCCATTATTAAAATAAGAACTTCTTAAACTTACTTCTAACCTTATACCTCCACCATAAGCTCCAGATTCTGAAAGTATTGAAGGAGTTATCAAAAAATAATTGTTCATACCGGGAAAATATTCAATACCTATTTGATAATCCTGTTGAGAATAACCTACTGACAAACCCTTATTGATTTCTGTGGGACTACTACTATCAAAATTCTCAATGGTTCTTGCTTGAAGATTACTTAGTCTAGCTTTCATAGGTTTACCAGTTTGAGGCTTTCCAGTAATCATGCAATTTATTACTCCAGTAGCAGGTAAGTTACACCAAACTCCGAGATATCCTCCAGGAGTCATATCCCCTATGTCAGTAGTATCTGAAGAATCTGGGCCATACCATTGGTAAATAAGGGGGATTTGATTACTATCACCGTAAGAGTAATAGTTACCCAACGCTGCATGAAACTCTTGTTTAATAGTTACGGGTTTAGTCTGAGTTACGTATAGGAATAACCTTTTATTTGATGGATTACCCGGTTGAGTAAAGGTCCTGGTAGCCCACCTATCATAATCTTCCTTATTCTCATCTACCAAATAAGCGTATTCATAATTGTTTTGGGCAGTTTGACCGTTTTCTACTAACCTACCCCAACTTACTGGAGCTGCAGTATCTTCCTCTTCATTAGGTTTTATATACTCTGTATAGACAACCTGGGATTGATTGCTAGCAAGTAAGTACTCACATTTAGAAATTATGGTTATAGGAGAAATGCTACCTGCACTAGAATCATGACTTACACTCTTCATAGTTACACTTTCAACTTGGTCATACCATTGGAAGGTCCACCTCTTTACAGTTGCTACTGGTTTATGAGTAAGGTACAGATAAGCAGATTTACTTGGGTAATCGGCTATCCTATATTGTACTGTACCCTTTAAATCGAATACCGAACCATTGATAGACTTAGGATATGCCCTTACGGTAGTTATAGTTGGGTCATATGATAACGGTGTATTTGTAACTGTAAAGGAATCTATACCAACTCCACTAAAAATAACTTCGTATTCTGCAGCTTCCTCAGTATCAGATTCTATACCATTAATTACTGGTTTTCTCCAACATTTTAAATCTATAGATTGACCCTGACTAGAACCAAACTGAGTAAATTCCCAATTCATGGAATATCCCCCTACATCGGGATTACCATTAAAACCAATATAATAATTATAGGATACAGTTGCAGCTGATTGGTTGATATCTACTTGGTCAAGATTACTTGTACCTACTTGTCTAATTGTTACAGTAGCACTTCTAATTGAAGATACTTTATTCTCTAAGCAAGTTACGAATAACTCAGCTTGAGTCTGGTCATTACTGTTTTTGGTAACTTCTAACCAGGATTCTTCGATTGGGTCAATGGTTACTTCTACAAATTCTTTAGTTGAAGTTTGTGTACCATTGATTACCTTCGTTCTGTAAGAATTAACTACAATAGTATCGGGGTCTATCATCTTAGCTGGTACATTCAGTACCTTGGATGAAGGCTGAAATATATTAAAGGTATAATTCCAAGTAATACTTGCAGCTTGTTGTTCAACTGTCAAAGTTATCGAAGTATCACTACTACCAGTTTGAAATATAACGATATCTGCACTTCTTTGACTAGTAGTTGTATTCTCATCTACGGTTACTATGAGTGTATTAGATTGCTCTTCTACATGAATCCAACTTGGAGAACCCGGTATAGACGTAGTCCAAGTAGTATCTTCACTTTGACTTGTAACAGAACCGTTAACAATCTTATACCTTTTACTACTTATGGTAAAAGAGTAAGTACCACTAGGCTTAGCAGGCACTCGTTGATTTAAATCTTGAGTACCGTTATTTACCTTTAGTTCATAAGACCAAGCAACACTAGCACCTGCTTGTTTTACACCTAAACTTAGAGTTTTACTACCGTACTCTAAGTTTAAACTACCACTAAGTTGAGATTCAGAAGTATTCTCTGGCATAGTAGCACTTATACGATATCCCACACCAAGTTCATAAGTTACACTAGTACTACTTACAAAACTAGGTTTAGTTTTTACAGTAGGAGTATCATCATGCCAAGTTGTATCTTTACCATTTACCACGTCCCAATAACCAGACCTTACTAAAGCTTTAACAGTTCCTCCAATATTTGGAGCTGTAGGGAAACTCTCCTTAATAACCAACTCTTCTCTAATGGCTACTGTACCTGCGGCCTGACTACAAGTAATGGTTACGGTTTTGCCTGAACCCACCTGCTCATATACTACAGTACCAGTTCTTGCTTGAGTTGTAGTATTCTCTTTCAGGGTAATAGCCACAGCAGCAGTAGCACTTTGTATTTCAGCAGAAGTAGATTTAACTTGGATATTAACACCTTCAATTGAACCTTCTACTAAAGAACCATTAATATATTTTTCACGATAACTACTAATTGTCCCAGATTTGGTTGTACCTAAGGCATCAAAGTTTAACGTTGGAGTAGAAGTAGTTAATGTATATCTCCATTCTACTAGATATGCACTTTGAGTTACCGTAACTTCTTTATAAACGGTATCCATAGTTGCCCTTACTACTACGCTTCTTTGATTTGCAGTTGTGTTTTCTGCAACAGTCAAAGTAGTACCTGATAAACTGAATCCGGTTACTGCAGTAGGTATACTTAACGTAGGAGTACCAGTAGCATCTGATGCTGCATTAGTTGCACCTGAAGACCAATGGTTAGTTCTACTTGCCCTTGCACTTGCAGAGATTTGTGATGTACCACCTTGCTCAGTAAATGTACTTGGGTTTGCCGAAATAGAAACTACCCATGCACCCTGAGTTACGTTAGTTATTTTATTCTCTGCTTGGTATATATCAATTGAAGCATTGCCAGATTTACCATTAAGAGTAACGGTTAATGTACGGCTTCCCAATTTAGTTCTTGCCTTTGCAGTCGTGCCCAGATTAGAACCCGATATGTTTTCGGACCATACTACTGAAGCTCCAGAACTTATAGTACCACCATCATCGGTTTTACCATTCCATCCCCAAGGTTGAGAATAAGTATAAGTAGGTGTAACTGCAGTCCCTCCTGATGCAGGGATATCTGCAATGCTTCCTAAATATACAGTAGGTGTACCATAGGTTTTTACACCAGCTGCCTGAGACAAAACTGGTGTTAGTTTCTTACCGGATTCTGCCTGAGTAAGAGTATCAGTATAAGAACGAGAACTTTCAGACTTATTTTCTAAAGCTTCGTAATACCCACTCTCTACTGAAAGCCATGATGGTAGACTAGGCCTTGAATAATCAACATTTACTGGACTACCCACAGCTTTACCATTTATATACTTTTGCTTATTCGAAGTAATAGTTAATTCCGTAGGTGTACCTTTACCACCTATAGCATTAAATACTAATGAATTATTCTTACTTGTAAAAGTATATTCCCAAGTTTCAACTCCTGCATCCTGAGTAAATTGAACTGTTATCTGTTTACCTGACTCATTCTGAGTAAAGGTTAAACTTGCAGAACGTTGATTTAGAGTTGTATTTTCTGAAGCTTTATAACCTTCATCATAAACAATCCAGTCCGGATAAGCAGATTGGGTATAACCCACAGAAATAGTATCTCCGATAGCTACTCCATCTATCTGTTTTTGTTTAGTAGTACCTAAACCAAACCCCCGAGGAGTAGAATACCCTCCCAAAGCTGGGAAGTTTAAAACTGTGTCTACTACAGTAAAAGCATATCTATAGGTTACCTTATGAATATCAGAAAGTTGTACGGTTTCATTGTTTCCATAGGAACTGGCATTGGATATTTCCAAGCCAACGTAATTTTCTCCCGTTCCTGTAGGAGAGAGTGCCAACAATTCAGCCTTGGTAGGGCATTCGTTTGAATCCTTACCAAGGCCTACTTTAGTTTTGACAGCACTCCATGTTGCTATCTCACCCATATTAATCTAAGTTTGTGAACAAAAGTTTTTCTCTTAACTCATCAATCTCAGCTTTCAGAAGTTTGATACCTTCGATTGCCAATACTGACATCTTAGAATAATCTACCTCTTTAACCAGGATATAGGTTTCTCCATCCTTTTCTACCTTTTCGAAGGCTTCTGGATTAGGAACTGTTTCGGGTTTAACCGCATTCTCAGAAACTAATTCTGGGAAATGTTTTTCGATTGTCTGAGCAATTGTACCTATATCATGATTACCTCGAATCATAAATGAATCCGTAGGTATAGAGCAGATTTCATCAAGAGTATGTTCCAAGGGTTTAATGAAAGTCTTAAGTCTTTCGTCAGATTCTTTCCATAAACCAGAAGGAGCAGATACCTTCTTAAAGATAATCTCAGCAGTAGTACCCAATCCCAATTGGTCTCTTGTTACTCCATGAGGATTACTCATGTTCTGCATGTGAGTAGTAAGATTGGTTTGAGCATTGGTACCTGCAGCCTTGGCATCTGCAATAGCCGTAGCTTGAGCAGTAGATACTGGTTTATCTGCATCTGATGTATTGTTAACATTACCCAATCCCACTTGAGCTTTAGTTACTCCATGAGGATTAGATTTATTACCAATATGGGAATCTACTTTGGCATTCACAGTAGTATCTGCTTGAGCTCTTGTTGCAGCTTCATCTGAAATTAACTTCTCTACTCTTGTAATCTCACCTTTTCTGTCATTGACTTCTTTAGTGATATTATTCTGGAGAGTAGTATCTGCACCTCTTAAGTCTTCAGCAACTAATTCAACTGCAGCTTCAAGGTCAGTTCTTACTTGAGTATCTGCAGCTTTTCTGTCGGATACCTCTTTATTGATAGCAGTAGTGAGTTCTGTTTTAGCAGCAGCTATTGCAGAATTTCTATCTACTACCTCTTGAGCAATATCATCAGCCAATTCTCCTTGCAAAGCATTAATAGCCTCAGTTCTTGCTGTAACCTCATCTGAGATTTGTTTTGGTAAAGTAGTATCAAGCTTAACCTTATCTGCAGCAGCCATAACACCAGCTTTAGCAGATGATGCAGTAGGAATTTGTAATCCTTGGATACCAGTACCATCTGCCCTTTCATAATTTATGACAGCTTTAGAGGCATCTGTAACAATTGAGATTAATCGTATAGGATTAAAAGCCATAAGAGCATTAAGATTGTCTGTAGTAATCTTACCCTTAGCTCCATCATAAGCAGTACCAGTAATCTCTCCAATTACTACTCCACCAGAAACAATCAGAGACCAAGTAGTACCAGTCCATCTGAATTGATAACCGGGTTCTCCCGTAGTTACATTCTGATAAATCTTTCCTGCCTCTCCCGTTATTGGTGTATTATGGTCAGCATCTGCAAAGAGAGAGATATTAGAAAGATCTCCAGTAGGAGACTTATCGTATGTTGCATATACATCGATTACATCATCTACATATGAGGGTAATTGTTCAGAAGGTACTTTACCATTTTCATCCAGAGAAGCTAATCCATTAGCTTGTGCCTTAGTTGCAATGAAGGCATCTAGGGCATCCTGAACTCCTTGTATGTCCTCGGTTAATTCAGTTTTCAAGGCAGCATCTGCTTCTGTTCTTGCAGTTACCTCATTATCAATTCGAGTACCCAATGCAGTATCAGCAGCAATTCTATCCTGAACTTCTTTATTGATAGCCGTAGTTAACTTCGTATCTAAGGCAGTATCGGCATCTTTTCGATTCTGAACCTCGGTAGCTATTGAAGCTTCTAAAGTGGTCTTTGTAGTTTGGATTAATTCTTTGAGTTCTGTTTCCAGTTCTGAAGTATCAGTTCCAAGACCATCAATCAAAGCCTTCAAAGCTTTACCTTGTTCTGCACTTAATGGTACCTTAGTTCCACCTGCAGTTAAGTTATTTACTACATCTCCTTCGATAAGAATTTTACCAGCTCTTACTGTAGAAATAGACCAAGCACCTTGAGCAGTTCTCTTGAACTCTCTGTAAAACTCCATACCTGCCAATTCATGCATAAATCTCAAAGTAATGGCACCAGTAGTAGGACCACTAAGTTGTAAACTTAATCTAAATTGTTGATAGAAATTGTTGCCGGTATCTACCAATATATAAGGACGGTGTGTAGTGTTATTTGCAATCTCATTAAGCAATTCATCAGTAAATACTGCTGCAATCTCTTCTGAGGTTGCCGAAGCAGATATATTGAATGCTGCTGCCGGGATAATAATTGGTTCTAATTGAGCATCAAGTTTTTTCAAAGAATCAACTACATCAACTGAACCTCCCATATAATTCGTATCAGTAAGAGCTGGCATTCCCAAATTATTGGTAAGACCTACTGCAGCTTTTACCTTATTGAATTTAGAATCAGCATCTGCCTTATCTACTTCGATACGTTTTTGTACTTTACCAAAGGCTGCCGAAGTAGTATCTGTTACCTTTACATCCAAATCTGCAGGAGTAGTACCGGTTGCCTTTACATAGCCATCGAGTTTGATATCAGTACCATTAAGTATAGGATTAGAATCCAAACGATGAGTATTGATAGTATGAGCATTGGTGGCATCGATATTTTCTTGCAAAGTAGTATCAGCTTCAGTACGGGCAGTCTCTTCAGCAGTGATATTTTCTTGCAGAGTAGTATCAGCTGCTTCCCTTGCATCTTCTTCGTTATCGATACGAGTACCCAAAGCCGTGTCTGCAGATTCCCTGTCTGTAACTTCTTTATCAATACGAGCTCCTAAAGCAGTATCAGCTTCTGCTCGGGTAGTTGCCTCTGCAGTGATATTATCCTGCAATGTTTTATCGGCAGACTTACGTTCTGCAATTTCGGTATCAATACGAACTCCCAGGGCAGTATCAGCAGCAGTTCTTGCAGCTTCTTCTGCATCTAGAGCATCTTGAAGAGCCTTATCAGCAGCCTTTCTTTCTTCTCTTTCTGTTCCCAAGTCTGCAGTATTCTGGTCGATTTTACCTTCCAACCGAATGTCTTCTGCCTTACGAGTAGCAATCTCAGTTTCAAGTAAAGCCTTAACTTCCAGATAAGAACCAGAAATATTATTCTGAATACCCTGAATCAATTCCAAATTTCTCTGAATGTTTGCAGCATTCTGAGTGATAAGAGCATCTTGGTTATTTGCTCTTGCCAACAATTCAGTACGAGTTTCAGTAACATAGGTTCTTAAGTCTTCTACTGTCTTGGTCAGAGTAGTACTTAGAGTAGTAAGCTTGGCATCTAAAGCAGCATCACCTTCAACTCGTTTTTCAGTTTCTGTCTCAATCTTCGTAGTTAACTCATTTAACTTCTGAGTCATAGTTGTTGCAAAGTTGGGGTCATCACCAAGGGCTTTGGCAATTTCCTCAAGTGTATCCAGTACACCTGGAGCAGAGCCAATGATTTTCTGAATTGCAGCTTCTACCTCAGCTTCTGTTTGGAATCCTGAATCATTCAGAAGTTCAGAAACTTTAGTTATGTAATTAGCATGTTCCTCGATTCCATTCAGTTTATTCAGAAGAACATCGGTAAAGTCGTTTGAAGAAAGTACCTTACCATCTACTTTATCTACCTTCTTAGATTCAAGACCCTGGATAGCAGTTGTACGGTCTGAGATTTCCTGGGCAATCTTATTATCTAATAGGGTATCGGCATTCTTACGGTCAGCAACCTCTTTATCAATATTTACCTGAAGAGCTGTATCTCCTGCTAAACGGGTATTGGCTTCATCGGAAATATCCTTAGTTAAACTATTTACTTCGTCTTTATGATTTGCTATTGCAGTATCCAAATTTGCCTGTATAGCATTCTCTCTAGCGGTTGCTCGGTCTTTCTCAGTATTAATTGCTACGGTATTAGCTTCTACCTTTGCTTTGACTTCATTTAAACCTGCAGTAGAACCAGTCTCCAAAGAATCAATTCGGTCACTTAAAGTTTTATCTGCTGCTTCCCGGTCCTTAACTTCTTGAGTAACCTCACCTTCTACTCGAGTAATCTCGGATGAAGTCTGTTGGCTTAAGTTAGATATCTGACTTTCAATCTTAGTTTCAAGTGCAGTATCTGCAGACTTACGGTCTCCGACTTCTTTATCTAGATTTACTTGAAGGATTTGGTCTGCAGCCTTGCGTTCTGCCGTTTCTGTACCCAAAGCAATATTGGTAGTATCAATACGAGAACTCAGATTACTATCGCCATTAGTACGGTCTACAATTTCCTCATTAACCATATCCTTAACTTCTTTGTAGTTATCGGCAATGGTTTTATTCATGGCAGTGATTGCCTCAGAGTTCTTTGTGATATTTGCTTGGTTAGTAGCAATAGCCGTGGTATTAGCATTTACCTGAGCAGTCAATTCGTTCTTAACTGTATTGATAGCATCCTGCATTGATAAAGCCAAATCCGAAACTCTCTGAGTAAGAGCAGCAATGTTATCGGTATGGGTTTTATCTGCTTCCTTTCTATCAACAGTTTCTTTGTCGATATTTGCCTGCAAGATAGCATCAGCATCTTTACGGTCTTGGATTTCTTTTGCCAGGTTATCTTTAACTACTTGAAGAGCAGTATCTCCAGTAGCAGCCGAGTTATCTACATACTCTTTAAGTTCTTCCTTAAGAGCAGCATCTGCTTCAATTCTTGCGGTTTCTTCATCAGTTATATTTGCCTGGAGGGCTACATCAGCAGCTTCCCGGTCTTCAATCTCTTGGTTTACCTTTTCTGTAATTGCTGCCAACTTCTTGGTGATAGTTGAAGCAAAATTAGGGTCATCACCTAATGCCTTAGCAATCTCTTCCAGAGTATCAAGTACTTCTGGTGCAGAACCAATAATCTTTTCAATTGCTGCCTCTACTTCTGCTTCAGTTTGATAACCGGCATCATTTGCCAATTGTGATACCAAGGTAATGTAATTAGCATGTTCCTCGATTCCATTCAGTTTGGCAAGCAAGAGATCTGTAAAGTCATTCTTAGTTAAAGAATAACCTTCTCTTTTATCTACCTTCTTGGAATTAAGGTCAGCATCTGCAGCAATACGAGCTTCCTTCTCTGCTTCAATTGCAGCAAGTACATCGGACTTATCACCATCAGTCTTTTCACTTAGGGCAGTTATCTTCTGGTCAAGGATTTGGTCCTGAGCAGTACGAGTTGCAGCTTCAGAATTAATATTAGTCTGAAGAACCTGGTCTGCAGATTCCCGAGCTTGAGCCTCTTTATCAATGTTTACCTGGAGGGTATTATCTGCATTGGTACGGTCAGCTACCTCTTTGGTAATTGAATTCTGAAGAGTTTCATCCGCAGCTTTACGATTTACTACCTCATCAGAAAGTTTACTCTCCAGGGCAGCATCACCAGTTTGACGGTTAGTAATTTCTTCGGTAAGTTTCAACTGAATGTTTGCATCGGCATTAGCTCTCAATTGAGCTTCAGCAGCGATATCTTGTTTGAGCTCTGCCTTATCATTGATATGCAATGTATTCAGTTGGTGAATACTTTCTGATAAAGCATCGTCAGCCGTTTTACGAAGCTCAGCTTCTTTATCTACCAAGTCTTTAGCATATGCCTTAGCTTCTGCCAATGAACCAGTAGTTTCATTTCTGAGGTCTGCAATGTCGGCAGTATTCTTATCGACTTTTGCTTCTACCTTATCTATCTTATTAATAAGGTTAGTAACTGCAGTGTCAATTTTATCATTAAGTAAATCTACTGCCTTGATGAAGTTAGAGTTAACCTCACTAATTTGGGTACTCAGTTTCCCTTCCTCCTCCTTAGCTCGGTTAACTTCATCCGTCAGTGCATTACGTAAATCCGTTAGTTTGTTGGTAATTGTAGTAGCAAAGTTAGGGTCATTTCCCAATGCTTCTGCCAATTCCTTTAATGTATCAAGTGCATCATCGGCACCATCAATCAAATCACTGATAGCTTGTCTTACCTGTTCTTCAGTTTGGAACTTAGTATCATTCTCCAACTGAGAAAGCTTAGTGATGTAGTTTGCTCTTTCTTCAATGCCTTCCAGTTTCTCTTTGAGTTTATCCGTGAAGTCATTTTTAGATAAGTCGTATCCTTCTCTCTTATCTACCTTATTGGCAATAGAAAGAACGAATGCCCAGAACTCATTAATAGTTCCAGCAAACCCAGCCTTTACGAAGTCATCAAAATAACCTTGTAAAAGTCTTTGGTCAATTTCTTCATTTGTGTAATACTTACTTACGTACATATTGTTATTATTTTAAGGATTGATTACTTGCTTACCACAGAAGAAGTCAGAATTCTTATCTCTGAATGGTTCTCCTTCTTTTCCACAGAAGGCATTCATTGGAATATCTGGATGTTCTGGGTCTGGGTCTCCTCCGTCTTCAATATCACCTCGGATTATTGCATAATCTGGAAGCTGATTGATACGGAATTTTATCACCTGGCCAATACCTGGATGAGGTATTATTTTATCCCAAACTTCTCCAAAGTAATCTTGAAAGCAAGTAACGAACTTACCTCCAGTCATAGACTGAAATGTGGTAACGTCCAAATTACTTTTCTTACTTTCAATATGTACTCCAGATGTACCGTTCAAGACAATCAGGTTACTGTCAAACCAAATACCGTTCCCGGTATTAATTGGTTTCCATCGTAACATTAACATCTTTGCCATATACTTTTCAATTTTATTCTACGAATTGTATTTTGGTATCTCGGTCCCTTTTTAGGATAACCATGAAGACTAATGCTTCATCCTTGGCCTGAGCAACTTGTGTATCTCCAGAAGGTTTATAAGTAATACCATTAATTACGAACCTATCTTCAGACCAGTTAAAATCCCAATAGCCTTCTGGAGTTAAATGTCCCAGTTGTTCTATATATGATTTAGTAACCAGTATTGATAAATTCTCATCATCGAGTTCTCCAGTTACTGTTGCCTTATTAATAGGCCAGTTTCTGAAGGCATTGTAATAACATAATGCCTCGATTGGTATATTATAATATTTAGGGATTTCATCTTCTCCATGACTTAGGAGTTGATTTACATTCTTTGCCCAAGTTATAGTTTGCCTACCAGCATCTATATCCAAGAAATCATTTATAATCTTCTTGTATCTATCCCAAGACCGGTTCTTAACCAATCTATGAGGAGTCTTGGTCATCGTTTTCTAATTAAGGTTCTACCATTACGTTTTACTGGAGAGCTGGGGTTTGGCCCATCTATTAATCCAGGTCTTCTTCTGTCTACTACTCTTGGAACTACTACATGACTTGATTGGTCACAGAATGGTAAGTAGATTTCCAATCGTCCAGCTAACATACAAAGGTTTTTTCTTAACTCGTCTATGATACCACCAGGTTGCATTGCTTGAGAAAATGTTTTCCATAGGGAAGATGTTGCATCGGCAAGTGTATCATAGTACTGTACTTCAGTAGGCCCAGTTGTGATTTGTTTGATTCTATCACCTCGAGCTTGTTCCGGTTTAGAAGAACCATCACCAACTTGTTCTTTGGTTGAAGTAAGTTGACTTAGGTATTCTCCTGTACTTGTTAATAAATTAAGGAGCTTAACATTGAGATAATCCCATGCTGCCAATTCCATAATTAATTGGTTTTCTAGAGCTTCATACATTAACTCATCATTATATTTATCCAGTGGGATAATATGATTTACTAGCGGTTGGATATATAACTGCCATTTAGTTATGTACATTGCTTTCTCTTCTGATGACATACCATCTGAGATTTCTGAAGGAATGTAATAATTGATTAGGTTATATATACTATCGGTTAATGTAGTTTTAGACTCGGTATTTACAATTACGGTTTTAGTTGCATTTAAGTTAAGTCCTTCGGAGTTCGTTATGTTCAACGCTACTGTATAGAATCCGGACTTTTCATAAGTATAAGTAGGTTGTTTAACATCATAAACGGACCCCTTATCATCACCAAAGTCCCAGTCAAAAATGGCCTTGGCTGGGACTTTGGTTAATACTCTAAATGAAACTTCCAGACCATTCGCAATAGCTACAAAGTCTAGATTGTCCATGGTATCTTATTTTTTAGATTCTTCGAACTCTTCCAACAGAACCTGAATCAGAGTTTCAACTGTATCACCTTTGTCGGCAACAATTTCGTGACGAGCAGCGATAAGGGTTGCTTCTTCGAGAGTATAGGCTTTGGCAATCTTTTTGATTTCCATACCTTTTTCGAACTGAGCATTCAGTTTCTTTTCCAACTTATCGATGTCATCATTGGAGTATTTGTCGACAGCTTTCTTATCAAGAACCAAACGCAGGTGACCTGAATTCAAAGCCATCTGAATCTTTTTAGTTCTGTACTGTCGAGCACTCAATTCTTTTTCTTCTCCTCTACAAATTGTAATACCTGTAGATTGGTCATGGAAGCTGTAAGCTTTAGCACCTACAGTTACTTTATATTTATCCATAATTTTACTAAGTTTTTAGATGTTTAAAATTAGGGGTAGGTCCTCGCAAAACCTACCCCATCAAGAAATGGAATTATTTGTAAAATAAACCAGGTGTAGTATTACTCAAGGTTAACCAAGAGATATGGGTCAATGTTCATGAATTCAGGGAATCCGAATTCAGTGAACTTCTTCTCTGCAGACAGAATCAATGCAGCATCCTGATACATCTTAGAGAAGCCTGTAGTCAGAGTAGCATAGATTGCCTGAGTCTGATTTGATACAATTCTTTCTGATTCAAGCATCAACTGTTTTGCAGTCAGTTTAATCAAAGCAGCAGTTGTATCAATCAACAGCAAGCCTTGGTCAGGTGTACCCGGGTGAATATAGAAGTTAGCATTCTTAGGTACCGGAGACTTCACGTTCAGTGTAGCTTCAGTTGTACCAGAATGACGTTCTTTGAATTCTGGCAAGTTCAGCATTTCGATTGCCTGGTCTTCACCACCAATCATAGTAGTAAAGTTACGTCCCATACGAGCAGCTCTTACCCAGATATGTAGCAAGTCTTTGTAAGTGATACCATTCGTAGTTTCATATACACCGATAACCGGAGCAGATTCTGAACCATCAGGTTTGTTACCGTTGATAACAACATCCATTGCCAGAGTATCCATTGCATAACCAAGCTGAACACCGAAGTCACGAAGGTAGATTGCCAATACATCCAGAGATACGTAGTTACGAACTTCATCAGTAAGTTTGAATCCCTTACCAATTTTGAAGAGACTTACTGATTTCTGTCCAAAGCTTACATCTCCCAATGGGATAGTTTCTGCTTCGTTAACCTTTGCAGGAGCAGCATCGGACATATTAATCATCGGCATGATTGCGCTAAGACCACTGATTGACTGGTCAGATGCAATAATCTCCGGATAGAATGGAGCCTGGCGCATACCAAGAGTGATGGCAGAACGAATGATTTCCGGAACAATCCAACGAACATCTTGCTGAGGCATCGTGAAGATGTTTTCCATTGTGTCGATTTTCGGATTGATATCCAACTTCTCGAACAATTCATCTTGGGTAATACCCCATTTACCAGTGGTAAGTTCACCTAATGTGATGTCCACAGGTTTTTTGTTCTGTGAACCTTGACGGTAAGCATCCAACTGCTGTACCATTTGAGGAAGTTCTTTTGCGAAGTCTTCTCTCTTCAATTTTGAAATATCAACTTTTTCCATGTTTCTTCTTCTCTTATTTAATAAGTACTTGAATTACCTCGTTTGCCTCATCTGCAGGTGTGATGGCAATGAAAGGTGTAGCATCTGTTGACTGGTTTGCTTTTACAAATCGGCCGTTCAGTAAGTCACCAGAGGGAACTACATATCCTGCTTTTAAGTCAGCAGCATTAGATACCCAGTTACAAATCATGTAACCTTCCACAGCAACAGTTACCTCTACTGGGAATTTGTTCTGTGCCTGGTAAGCAGGATTTACATTGTCGGTTACTGCCACTCCGATATATACCTGAGTAGATTCAGTGTAAGGTTCAATTAAACCGTCTTCTCCAAGAGCTACCGGCATACCTTGCAAAATTGTTGCACCATCTTTTACACAGAAAGCTTGGTGCAATTTGTGTGATTCACTTTTGTAAATCACCGCTCTTGGGGTCTTTTCCCCAAACAGCGTCATTGGCTGGTCTTTGTTTACGATTTTAGTCATAACAGTGATATTTATCGATTATTACTTGAATTTCTTCTTGTACAAGTCTTCAAGGGTTTCCGAAGTAGACTTGGCTTCTGCATTTGAAGTAGTTGCAGGTTTCTTGGTTTTATCCTCATTGTCATTCTCTGCAACAGAAGAAGCACGGCTTACATCGTGAGAACCACAGCTTGCACATACCATTGGGAATTTTTCTTCCAGACGACTCTGATAATCCTTAGTTAAGGAGATGAGAGTAACGATGCCAGTAGTTTCGGCATTCAACATTGTAACAATAGTTTCATCGGCTTTGTCACCCATCAACTTCTTGTAAGTAGTAACAGCATTTTCACGGAGAGAAGCAATGTGATTCTTTCCTACAGTTGCCATTTCCTTCAAGTTTGCAACTTCTGCATTCAGGTTGGTAATCTGTTCTGTAAGAGAAGATTTCTCTGTAGTAAGATTATCTACCGTTGTCTGAAGACTGTTTTTGGATGATACCAAGCTTTGAATACAAGAAATAACTTCTTCCTGAGTCATTTCTTTGCCCTCTGCCAGAGATAACATATTATCTCCGAAAAGCTTTTCTAAAAATTCTTGCAATTCTTTGTTCATATTTTCTTTATTAGGATTATGATTTTCTTGGGTACCATTATCATTAAAAGAATCTGGAGTATTGTCCTTTTCTTGGAATGAGTTGAAGTCCGTTTTGTAGTCAGTAAAGAAGTACTGTTTGGACTTGTCATCCCGATATTCCTCATAAGAAGACCAGGTTCTTTTTGCAAAGGTTGGATTAATGATTTTACCATCTTCACCAATCTTTTGAGCAAATGAATCAGCTCCATGAGATACCAGGGATGTTTCCATATATCGAACTACCTCAGTAACTATTCTACGAACCATTTCACCTTTAGAGTCATAAGTACCAAGTTTTTGATAGAATTCACCATCTTCCATTCCTGGGTGTGATTTATCCCACTTAAACTGTACTGTTACCGAGTTACTATGAATTGAAGGAGGTTCCATGAGAATACCTCTAGCAATTCTTGGGTTAGCTTTACCATCAATCTTCAAAATACCGTTGATACCTGCAGGTATAGTAAAGCTTCCATCCTTATAAGACTCCTGCCACATTACTTGAGATACAGCTCCAATTGCATTACCAATATTTGTTTCATGGTCGCAATTTACTGTTTGCCCGAGTAACAGTTTCATGGAAGCCTTAAGTACTCCATTCTGACCAAAGTCAGTAGGATTCCAGTTCTTGGATACAATCGTTTCAGAAAGTAACCTAAACATTGGTTCTATGAACTCTTCGTCCTTCGGAGTAAGTTCCGATTTATCAAGGTTTGGATAATAGGTATTATAATCTATATCTCCTCCCCAAAATCCAAATTGAGCAATGGTATCCGGTGTCGGAGTCTTCCATTTGTAATAATTCTCTGAGAAAGCCTGGGCTCCAACTGCTTCTGGGATATACCCAGCCATAATGGTATGACCCTGGCCAATCACCATTGAATCAAGATGCTCTTTGTTTCTTTTAGTAAATTTACTCATCTTGCTTTTGTATTTTGGTCTCCACGAGATGGAGCCGGATTAGTTTTATCTCTTGACCTACGAGCAGATTGATTTTTATCATCTTGCCTTTGCTTCTTCTTAGTTCCTTCTTGAGGGTCTGAGTTACCGCCTTTAGCAAATTGGTCCTCAAGTGAAACTCTTGGTTCATTCTCATCAGGAGAATCATAACCCATTGCCCAAGCATATTGGTCTTGGCTAATGATACCAGCCTTATATAATAAATCCAGGTTTTGGATTTTATACTGAAGACCTTGTTGAACCTTAACTTCATCAGAGATAGTTGAAGTTCCCCATGATATCTTTATTCCCTTATTATCAAAGCCTGCCAGACGCAGTTCTAGAGAATAAAGAAAATCCAATACATAAGTTACAAGCATTTGGATATTTTTTAACTGGCTGATTAATTTAGACAGCATTATACCCGTTGCTCCCTCTCCCGTTGTTGAACTAACTCCAATAAGGTTTCCATTAACTCCCAAACCATTTGCAACTGATTGCTGATTCATGTTCCAGGGTTTCTCAATATTACCAAGCTCCTTGGTAGTTGAATTGAGTTTAAACTCATGGTCATCAATATAACCAGTTACTATTCCGTCCTTCATGCCATTACGAAGATTTCTTTTCAAATCCTTTAGTGTACGTTCAAGACGATTCTGGTAAGCTTGTAAGCTTTCATTAGGATTCTGGTCTGGTTTAGTCATCTTAGCTTCCAAGAATCCTACCATACCAACCATCTCCATTATGTGTTTGAAGTTAACCTTCATATCATGTTGACCTTTTAATGAATCCAATGCTGCCATAAAAGGAGGAATCCCATAAGGTTCATCGGTATCATTAAACATACCAGCATACACATAAGTTTCTGGGTTTAGTTTGATATAATCTTGGTGCTTAACAAAGTAATTCTTATTCCTCTGGTAAGGAGAATATACTCCATTGTTCTCCCTTTTGAAAACAATGTTCTCTGGTCTAAGGAATAAGACTGTATCTAAACCTTCTAGCCTATCATTGGGAACTCCTTCAACAGATATAGCTCCACTAACAAGGCATTGTACAATCATCTTATTAACTAGACCGTCTATACCAGCAGTATACCTGGACCATTTCTTTGTAGCTTCGGTAAGATGTTTTCTCATCTTATCTGCTTCGGCATCTGAATTATTTGGGAATGTTACCGTATGACCTGTGTTTGCCAACTTAAACATATCCTGCAAAGCAATGCCCATATCCGGATTTACCTTATATAAATCACGAATCAAAGGGATTACTTCAACACGAAAAGAAGGATCTACCATTACGGTCATCCCTTTCAGAGTACTGAGTAAAGAGTTATCTTCATCTACTGATACTCTACCAGGAGATATAGCAGCAGCTTTTGGCTTGCTTGGCTCCTTGTTTGATTCAGGAGGTGGGTCTTTCTTTCTACCCCAACTCCAATTAAAATTGAGCTTTTTCATTTCGGTTGTACTATTACGTTAGTTTTTCCTTTTCTTATGTGATTACAGATTGCTTTACCGAATATAGAGTCATCTGCATATACATCCCCCTCTAGGTCTACATCTACTGTAGAATTATTAGCTCTATGCTTACCCATTGCAACTGGCCTACCTAAACCATCATATATGAAGGTATATGCTTCTTGAACAAAGAAAGGGTCTTTAACAGTAATATTATCTTCTCGAATATCCTGTTCAAGTCCCTCTACAATAACAGAACGGTTCTTTTGTGTAGTTAACCATCCTGGAGATTTATCTACCTCAGGTCTAGATTTACCTTTCTTCTTAAGCATTTTCTGATAATAATACAGTTTAGGATAACCTTCAGTTTGAAGAGCAGAAGTTACTGCTAATCCAACATCATTGGATTCTGGAGCAATGGTAGCAAAGTTAAACAAATGCCCTGTATCTCCAAGTAACCTTGCATACTTATCTACTGAAAGTCTACCTTTGAATACTGCTTGTTCTTCTCCTTGTTTATCCATGCAAGTAAATGCAGAGTAGTCAGAAGACCTACCAGTTGAAACGTCAGCACCAATGAAATATTCCTTATCTGGTGCTGGTTCTAAGAATTGCCGATATTGACCATTGAATCTTTTCTTAATAACCGGATAATCACTAAGACAGTCTTCGATAGCTTTGATATCAGCTAAGTCGAAGACCGTATTTCCAGATGATAAGAAGTCACCATCGATTTCTTGTGCAGTTCTTTTTGTTCCAAGAGCAGAAGACATTTCATTGTACCAATTAATATCTCGTTCTGGGTGCATTTGCCAATACAATCGTAGTGGGTTAAATGGGTTTCCACCTGCAATAGCATCAACCCAAGTTGAGTGGTAGAAGTTACCAACTCCATAAGGAGTGGAATTGATGATAGCAGCTCCACCAGTGGAAAGAGTAGGAAAAGCGGCTGCCCAAATCTGGGCTGCCCATCTAACTACTGCTGCTTCATCAATTACCAGTAAGGATAGAGATTCTGAACGACCGGCTTCTGAAGACGTTGGGATAGATTCTATGAATGAGCCATTATCGAACTCTATCATTGATGCAGAACCATATTCTCCCGAACGACCATTTATAATCGGTGTCTGTAAATACCATGGCAGGTTTTTGTACATGAACTTAATCTTCTTAAGTACCTTCTTTGCTGTTGTGTCCTTGATTGAGATAATGTTAATCTTCTTGTTAGGATGATACATTGCCAACCATAGGCAGTACATAGATATAAGCTCCGTAATACCTGCCTGCCTGAACTTAAGCAGAATATTGAAACGTTCTTTTACGAAATTATACAGAACCGATTTTTGATATGGGTAAAGTTCGAATCTTACCTTTCCCCTCATAGGGTGTATCACATAAGTGAAAAGGCTAAAGTAAAAAACATCATTACTAACCTTAGCAAGTGTTGCTAGTTCTTCCCTTGTGAGAGCAGATGTGTTAGTTTCTATGTTAATCTTCTTTGCCATAATCAAAAGTTATATGTTACTGAAAACTCTAAGTCAGCTTTTATTCCCGAAAAGAACTTCGGATAATGAAAAGCATTTATACCAAGTTTATAATTGAAATTAGTAGTCTTGATTGAAAGGCCTGTCCCTATGTCTAACATTTGATTAAAGACCCTATATTTACCATAAACGTATGGACTTAGAGTTAGTTTTCTAATTCTTTTTTGAGTTAATTGACCTTCATACCAATTGTACTTATACTTATCTAAGTCCATGTTAAACATTCTCGTTGAATAGGAGTTTGTTTCTTTGTTGAATAAACTTAGATTCAATTGGTTTTTATCCAAGGTAAATTGGACCAGAGAATCTTCTCTACTAATCCTATTCGAAGTAACCGCTGTTGAATCAGAAGCCTGGGGTTTAGTCGAATTGCTACTGTTTCGATAGAAGTCGTAGAGAAGAATTCTCTGGGGCTGAACCAATTGTGTATAGGGTATCACAGGTTTGAAGTTCTCTTTCAGTTTGATTGTATCAGGAATGCCAATGACCGATGAATCAGGAAGTTGTCTGATATATGAATTCAGTTTGTAATTCCTGAAGCAAAGGTAAATAGTAAATCCTAGTAGCAAAAGTACTAAGGCATTCTTTAGGTTTTTCTTGTTCATAAGCTAACATATTAATTATCAATGACTTGGCATTCAGTTGCCAAGAGTAATACATACTTAATCAATTCAAAATCAATCAGTTACGTTCTTGGCTTGTTCTCCTTCTCCCTTAACAATCCCTTTTCCTTTCAGATTAGAATTATGTTCTATTGGCTAATAGTCTAATAGCTATAGGTAAGCTAAACAAAAAAGAGAAAATATATAAAAGAGAAAAAATAAAAATTCAAGGTATCTGGGCCTTCTTGATACATCGCCTAAACCAAATCCCAACTTCATATACCGAACCTTTGGCAATGGTATACCTTGCCTTGTTTAACCAATAAAGGTAATTTTCTTGGTCAATGTAAATCTTAAACTGTTTAGGAAATCCCATGATTGCCTTGAAATCATTAATCCCAAGAGGGTATCCATCAGGTCTAAATTGCCTATCTGCAGGTCTTAAAGTTAGAGGTGGTTTATCTAACTCTAATCGATATACTCCCGGGAGAGTACTCATCTTTGCAGTTTTAATGGGCCATTTCTTCTCGTTCTTGAAAGCACTATTCCATAATACTTGAATCTTCTCAACGGTCAGATTCTTCTTTTCAGGGAGTTTTCGATAATCATACATTGCAAGGGTCTTTTCTATCGGGATGTTATAATTACTCCCGTAAGGAGATACAAAGAGCAAGTCTCTAGTAAGTTTTGGAGTTTTTACTTGGAATACTTCATTAAAAGCATTCAAGTATTTCTTACCGGTTTTCTTATGCACTCCAATGATGATTAGACGTTTCCTTGATACTTGAGAGTTCCCATAGTCAGAAACTGACCTTTCATGAAAAATAAGTTTATAGTCCTTAAAGGTTTCCTCAAAGAAATCCTTGGGAAGCAGAGATAGCAAACGAGGAAGATTTTCAATAAGAAAAATCTTAGGCTTATACTCTAATATTGCAGCAGTTACTAGATTTAAACTCCGGTTATCCTTGGGATTACCCAATTCCTTTACTTTAGATAACCTCATAATGGATGATGCCCCACAGTCTGGAGATGATATAATAACATCTACTCTCTCCTCAAATTGAGGTAAGTTATATCCTTTGTAGAATGGTATATCACCAAAATTAGCTTTCCATTGCTCTTCACCAGGAGTATGGAATACTCCTCTTACTTCTATATTCCCAATCAGATGTTTTCTGAAAGGGAAGAGCAGGGCACCTTGCCCTGCACATACTCCCAATACATTCATTTCTTGTAGCTTCTAAGTTTTACATACTTAACCCAGGAATAATGTTTACGAGTTCGGATATACTCCAAGTCGTGGTCATTATTATGGGCTTCCTCTTCGAAGCTTACATCATGGTATCTTTCGCTTTGTTTGTTCCACTTAGCAAAGAACATGATGATTAGGTACTCGATTGCATACCATAAGTAGTAGAATACCCACAACATCTCTTGCATTTGTTTGAGATGAATATGCTCATGGTTGTAATCATAGGTGTCAAACTTAGCACCTTTTCTCACAAAGACAATTCCGAATAGGTTCATTGCCTTGTATCCCTTGAAAGGGATGAATTTGTTGTAAATTACCTTCATTATATCTTGTTTTTAAAGTTTTCGTAAGCGTTTTTTAATTTCTGGTCATAGGCATTTTCAGCATAACCAGGACCATTATACTTCCGAGCAAAGCCTGCCCAGTCATGTTCTTTCAGATTTTTCAAGCAACTGGTATTATTCATGTAGTAATACATGAGTTTTAACTGACTTTCATGAGATTCCTGCATCTTTTTCACGAATTCGAAGACGTCTTTACAGCCACAATAGAGGTGATTGAAGCCCATAATCTGAAACATTCCCCAAGAAGCTGACTTCAAAGCACATTCTTCGTCGATTTTCTTGGCAATTTCGAGTCTTTTGTACTCATTTGCTCCTCCTAAGTACTTCGATTTATCCCATTTTGGGAAACAAATCGTAGGGTAATTCTTTTGAGCAGCTACTGACTTGTCTAAACCGAACTTATTTTTGATTTCTTTGTACATAATGTGACCTTCAAACAGAATTTGAGGTCTACCATCTACTAGAAATCCATCTCTACCTGCTCCTTCAACCAGTTGTACTGCCTTTAAAAGAGCTGGCTCCAGTCCTAAACCATTGGCCAGAGCCACAATCATTTCATTAGTTAACTTATCCATAACGTTATATTTTAAAGTTCATTAAAGAAAAGAAAGTATTGCGTATACCTTATCTGGATGATAGTTAGGAGTTCTATTATCTTATATAAAATTTATAATAATATGGAAGAGAAACTCACATGTCACCTATGTAATTCACCATTAGATTTGGATGATTACGATTTAGCCAAAACAGTACCTCAATTAATGAAGGAAAAACAACTTTGTTTTCAATGTGCTTTTTGGCATAGAATCCTTGAATCAGATAAAACTTTGATAGAGGATTCTAATTATGAAATGATTCCCTTAGTTACACCCTATTTTCAGCATTATTCTATTCACTTAAATAAGATTTGGTTAGAAGTCGCTACCTTTAGAAGAGAGTCATTAGGTTCAACCAAGAAATATATTGCTGCAATGATAAATGATAAAGTATATATTGGTTCGTACAATAATTGGGGATTCCAGGGATTAATTCCGGCACACTTAAGAGAACTTTTTACTCCAAATGGTATAATCCTAACTCCAGAACAACTAGACGACTTATTTAACAGGAAATCCTTTACCGCAGCAGATTTAAAAATTCTTATTGATAATTGCATTAAATCAGATTAATTTTGTATATTTGCATAAACAATTTAATAATAAAGATATGAAAAAGAACAAAGAAACCAAAAAGCTAAAGGAGGGTGAAGAAGTCATTTTCTCTGATGGCAAAACCTTAATGGAAAAGGTAAAGGTAGAAACCATCGACAAGAAAGGTGGGTTTGCAATCCTGAGTAATAAGGTAAAGGTATCAAGAACACTTGGACCAGATGGGAATTATATCCGATTGGATGGTAAGCAAAGTGTTATCCTACCTCTATCGGATAAATCCGAATTGGATTACCAAGCATTCAAATCCTACTTCTCAATCAAGAGAAACCTTGAACTAATCGAATCCAAGATTAAGGATATGAAGGACAAAGACTTCAGTGAATTAATAGTAGAGTTAGATAAGAAGATATCCAAAATCGTAAATAAGTACCTTGAACAATGATAACCTGGATAATCTTAGGCATTATATATGCCATATGTTTTATACCTGCATGGTTTATAACCAGAGTAATTACCTCATCCCACCCAATGAAAAGGGTGGGGTTCTTTTTCCTAACTATCTGGTTAATCATGCCTCTATTTCCGATATATTTACTAATCACATATTTTAAGAACTATGAACAGAGAAATAACGACGAAGAAGGTAGGTAGGCAAAAGAAGCTTACCAATCCATGTCCAGTAATTAAAGGAGAAGTACAGATAATGGTAGGAAGTTCAAAGTGTATTACCTGCCAATGGTTTGAAAGAAAATTAGAGAAGAATGGAAGAGCCTACGTACACTGCAATCGATTATAATTCCAAAGAGAATAAGGTAATCGAAGAAAGGATAAGAAATTACTATCTTCCAGTAAAGAATACATTTGAAGCAGTCCTATATGGAAGGCTTAATATACCAGATTCTCCAAGAGGATTATGTATTGACCTAATGGATGTAAGCAGAACTATCAGTAGAGAATTTGCATTAGTCGAAGAAGTTTTCCTATGGAGACATGTAATTAAACCATGGTTCACCCCACAAAGGTTTAATATCGAGATAGTATACTTTGGTTATTATCCATCATAAAATTGCAAGGAGAAGGATTAAGAATTGAAGGTAGGATATGGTATAGAATGCCATTAGAAAACCTAGAAGGACATGAATACCTTCTAGGAACAGCATTCTGGTTTCCTATATCTAAGGATAACCGTATTAAAATACTAGAGTGTGCCCTTGAGGATTTAGAGAGAATTAAAAGAGAGGGAGAACCTAAAATATACCCTTGATTATGGTGAAGGTTAAAGTGATAAACCTAATAAGAGAATCCTAAGATGTTAATAGGGTTTGGTATCGGTTATGGATTAATCCTGAGGATATGATGAGAATAGAACCATTATTGGATGGATAGAATTTGAGATGTATTATACTTTCTTCTATGAGATAAGGAATGGTAGGAGGGTCTTAGGGAAGGATAGGGTTAAGAAGATATTGGATACCATTTTATAGGGATTGAGATGCCAGGGATATTAGGTCTCTGGCTTCTTTGTGTGGTTTGTGGGATGTCTAGGTACCCCTTAATACGAGGAGCTCAAAAGTTGTGGTACTAAATGGGGCGAACGGTTACGTTAAATTTAACATTCAAAAATAAAAAGTAAGGGACAAACATTTTTATTTGCTTTCCCTTACTTTTTATTTAGTTTATAAGTTCTTTAAAAAATCTTTTATATCTTTGATAATCTGAATTAATACCCAAATTACACCAACAAATAAAAATACATTTAATAGCATATCATTTAATTACTTGAAATTTTTGACTATTTGTAAACCTTTTGTTAGAACTTCTTTTTTTGTGTCCTTTGTATTTTCGCTTGCAATGCTTGCAAAAGAAAAATCATTCACTTTGTAGACTTGCTTATAAAATTCTGTAAATGCAGAAACAAGTGTTTTTAATTCATTTTGTTTCTTTTCTTCTTTTGCTTTGCAAATCGAATCAAGCAAAGAAAAAGTTGTGTTTCTTAATTTCTTTCGATACGCTTTTTTTTGCTTTTCGTTCAACTCTGCAAAAAGACTTTCAACGTAAATTTCTGTTTTCTTTCCTAAAGAAGTTTTTAAAAGTCCGTTTGTTTTTTCATTTAGACTTTTAAAAATACTATCAACTGATAATTTAATAGTGCTATTTGCTTTTGCTTGCGCTTTTGCTTTATTAGCACTAACTTTGTTTACTTTGTTGTTAGCAACTTCTTTTTCTACAACTACATTTTTTAATTCTTCCATAATAAAATACTTTTAGTTTTTATGTTTATTTTATTATATCCTTTTCTCTATAAAACTAAAAGATTTATAAGAAAAAGAGAAAAGGAATAAATTAATTTTATATTGTTTCAATATGTCAAGTATCGCTTTTTGATTACATTACAAAGATACGATTTATATTTTAATTAGCAAAATTTTCAGAGAATTTTTTCTTTAAAAATAGTTAATCAAAATTTTAAATATCTCTTTGCTTTTTCAACACTACAAAGATAAAAAATATATTTTAATCTGCAAAACATTTATAGAAAAATTTTCGAGAAATATTTTAAAAATAATTTTTAATAATTTCGTATGAAAAATTTGCAAGTAGGTTTTAGGGGTTTGAAAGGTGGGCATGGTTGTGGGCATTAGATATAGGTATATTGATGGATATAATGTAGGATATAGAAGGGGTTGGTATAGGTACCACTTTAGAAATTTGGAGGCCCCATACAGTCCGGTAGATATTATCTGTATATTACATTACATAAAGGCCATTAGGTGACTAGCAGGCTTTTATACCGATGCCCTGGGCCATGCAGAGAGTCCTAAAGAATTAAGGCCTATGAGTCTATAGTTAAGCCTATGGTAAGCCTTAGCAAGTCCCATGATGGCCTAGAGTTAGGTTACATAAGAAAAGCCCAGTACCTTAGATAGGTATGGGCTTAGGTGTAACATAGTTAGCGAGATTTGAATATAGCTATCAAGGCAACTATAGCAGGAGATAGCATAAAGAGTAAGGCAAGTATCATTGTAATATTGCCTTGTAAGGCCTGAGATAAAATATATAGAGCTCCCATAGCGATTAGCAGGAATAGATGTCGGTGATGATAAATGTATTGTTAACGTAGTTTACGATTGGTTCGCATTGGTCATTGTTTTCGCAGAATACATTGTATAAGGCAGCTTGGATATATTCGATATCGGCATCGGAATAGGTAGTGCCTGTAGTGAAGACCCAGGTATGAGTACCTTTATAATCGGTAACGGTAGAAGTAATCGAAGCAAGATATAACCGGTATACCTTAATAGAAGTCTTTAGAATGGCTTCTAGGATAGGTATGATATATTCTGAGTAACCCATAGAGTCATCGATAATGGAATCGTCATGGCCAGTAGAGATAACTACCAGATCCTTAGCCATAGGATAATAATAGGCAATAGGATAATTGTTACCGCAAAGGATGTTGTTTGCATTAAATTGTACTGTTTTCATATCTTTATATTTTTAATTGTTTATAGTGCAAATATAATGCTTTTTATTTATTTATGCAAATCCTACTGAGGCCCCTTAATAGATAATGTCTTAAGGCTACTTAACTTATTAGTAATCAAGTAGTTACATAAAACATATACCTTCTAGCAATCTAAAGTTTCTTTTTAACTAACTACAAGGGCCATTAATAACATACTTACTAGTTTTAGGTACCTTGAATGGCCTACAATTTTATATAATCCTAATAAATTTTGGGGCCATGAATGGTATATTTAATTGCCTAATCCTACAAATCCGATTGCCTAATCCTAACCATTTCTATATAATATATTATATAATAAGCGGCCATTAGGGGTCTAGGATTTATCGGATTTAGGTACCCAAATGGGCCTTAGTTGTGGGCCTTTTAGGCAATGGGTTATAATGACCTAAGGCTATGAGACAGATGTGTTAGATAGCTCTGGAGTAGTGGTGTTGTATAGTGATAGGGGGGCTAGGCCTAGAAGTTTGCCTTAATCCCAACACCCCCGGAAGACCCCTAATTGTAGATTGTATTATGTATATTAGGTTATATGATTGGTGATATTAGGTGTGTGTATTATGTAACATAGTTAGGCCCAGTATGATTTTGTTTATTGTTCATACTGGGCTTTAGTATTTATTTTGATATTTGTTTGGTGGGTTAGTAGTTTGGTATTCTTAGGATTAAGGTCTCTAATAGGATTAATAGGATTATCTGTAGGCCTTGTAGGATTAAGTATATGTATTTTTGTTTGTTGGTGGGGCGGGGTATTTGATGGTATATCTTATCCCTGTAGGTTAATGATAACCAGGTATATAGGATTACTGGGATTAGTAGGGTTTTCATTTCCTTTTCTGTTTTAATTTGTTTTGGGTACGTAGGTACTTGTTGAAGGTTGCACCTGAATCGGTATAGTAATTGGGATTTGGTTTACCTGGAGTAGGAAAGTGTTCATTCCATTTATCCTGGTGAGGTATGTATACTTGGTTCTTGGATTTCTTTTTCATAGGTCTAATATTGCGGTTTTGAATTCTATTGATGTTAGTTCTTGGGTTTGGATATGTACGATTTCGAAGTATTCCTTGATACCTTGTAGAGAATAGAATTGTAATACTCCTCCGTCTCCGTATTCGGCATTTACCTGGTCTATGATTTCTTGATAGGCCTTGTCTTGGTTATCTTCAAGTGAATGGTAGATGTCTTGGACTTGGCCCTCTTCTACGATTACTAAGGTTGTGATTTTTAGTTTCATTTTCCGTAATGTTTTAGTTCTTGGTTATACTCTGGGTATTTTTTCTCGTAGTAGTCATAGAGATATTGGTATTCGTCATCTCCTGACCAGCAATCAAGGAAGTAATCATATTGGTCCTCGGTTGCCTGTGATGGATGTATATGCAATGTATATTTGCAGTAGTGTTCCCATACTGTTTTAGGTTGAAATTTATTGGTAGGGAAAGCCATGACTACTAGAGCCATGGCAATTGATGTTAGAATTATAAGTTTAGTTCTCATTTGATAAGGGATTTGAAAAAGTTGATAGTATTTTCAGTGAAAGTGTAAAGAGTTTTTGGTTTTTCGAGAAAGTTAAGGTAATATTCGATTTCCTCGGCATGTTCTTCCTCGTTGAAATTATCCTTGTAGTATTGGAATTTTTCCATGATAAGTGGTTTGTATTTTTCTTGTTCTTGGATAATGGTTGCACCGTAGAGTACCATGTCTACTTCGTCTACGTTATAATCGAAGTATTGGTCATCGCAGCCTCTGAGCAAGTCCATTTGATTGAGGATTTCCATTAGGTCGAGTTCCAGGGATTCCTTATCGGCATAGGTATATACCCAGAGCATGTCGGCAGAGTAGTTTACCATGTCATCGTAATGTGGGTCATCCTCGGCAATTTCGAAGTCATATGTATTTTCGGCATGTGACATAGGCATTTGTCCCTGAATAGAGATAATGTGATAAGGATTTTGTGCAATGATTGATGCAAGGATTGATGTTGAATTTAATGTTGTCATGATGTTATAAGTTTTATGGAGGGTAGTGAGCCCTCCTGGTTAATGTTAAGCAAGTTGATTGTTAAATGTGGTTTGGTCATCTGGGTCAGGCCAACCCATGGATTCCTCCATGTATTCGGTAGTATAATCGATAATGGTTGCAGCATCGTCTTTGTTAATTGTAGCAACCTCGGCTTCGATTTCCCGTTGGATTTGGTCGTAGTGATAAGCAAATGACCTCCGTATGCGTGCAGCAATTCCGGGGTATTTTTTAAATAATTCGATTAATTTACTTTCTTCATTCATAACGTCTATTTTTAAATGTTTATGCAAATATAAGAATAATATTTTAAATATGCAATAACCCCGATTACTTACTGGAGCCTTATAAGGTCAACTATTTCGATGGAAGAGTATGGCATACCTATAAGTTCTGAAAGTATCCTTTTGGTATGATATACATGAAGATGGTTGGGATTTAGTTTTACCCTTGGGAATATTAGTTCTTCAGTTCTGTAAGTGATTATAAGTTCCTCACAGAATTTTTCGTTTTGACAATCGAAGGATACTAAGAATTTAGACTGTTCTAGCATATTATTAATATTAAGCAATGAGTATTCTCATAAGTTAAAGGTTCTTTACTAGTAGGATGGGAGGATGCACCCATTATTAGGATAATTCCTCCCATGACTAAGATAAGTATAATATTAGGCTTCATGTAATTCTTGATAGGTTGTACATAAGTCCTCGATTAGGTCCTCGATAGTATCCTCCCAGGAATCGTACCCGTCAAGGTTATATTCCCCGGCAAATACGAAAAATACGTCTCCGAATATTAGCCGGACTGTTTTATCTGTAAGATCCTCATCCTCGTCATATAGTTTGTTTTCGGTTTCATTATCCAAGTCCTCGTCTCCATTGAGTATATCGGATATTTCTGATAAACGTTTGAGATATGAGTTAAGAGTTTCAAGGTCCTCTTGGGAACGTGTCTCTTTAAATTTAAGATAAGTTTTTGACTGTGACATAGTTAGGCCTCCTCTGATTTTAATGGTTCGGCAATTACTGATAAGAAACCTTCAGAGTATAATGTATATAAGATACGGTACCCGGGTTCATGTGGTGGTAAGAATACATTAAGTATATTCCTGAGCAATGGATAAAGTTTCCATTGGTTATCCTCTAGAAATTGATTCCATTCGGCTTTTTCTGTATCATAGTTAGCTGATAGTTGAATATGGAATCTTGGATTTTCCTCGGATAGAGGAGTAAATACGTTGGTGACTACCTCGATTTCGTTTGATTCCTTTTTGTATTGGGTAATTGGATACCAGATACCTTCGTTTTTCCATTGATTGAGCTGGAATATGGTCATCCCAGATTCAAGTAAGTTGGTGAGTTTGTAAAGATTAACCATGTTGTTGTCTATTTTAAAATGAATAATATATTTTATTTCTCACTACAAATGTAAGAATAATAAATAATATATGCAAATATAACTGAGGTAGAGGCAGGCTCTGTATGAATTAGAGTCCTGCCTCTTGGGTAGATATGAAAACAACTGGTTAATCGTCATTAAGAGAATCCTCATCAAGGATTTCATCTGATAGTTCGTGAAGAAGTTCTACCCGGTATTCTTTTGGTAGGCCATCTATGGTTCCCTTGATTTTCTCTTTTAAGACTCCTCTAAGGGTATCTTGGTATTTTTTAACAAAGGTAATAGCCGAAATTGGTACTGGTATAAGTATCCTCATTTGTGTAGTATTATTACATCTGTCAAGTAATTCCGATAACTCTTTGCGGTTTTCCAATGAATGTTGAATAACCATGGCGATTACATCGGGTTGTTGAACATCAGTACAACCTGAAGCATAGCGTACAATTCTATCAAAGGTTGATTCTGTAATGTCAAAGGGCATACCATTTAAGAAGGGTTCCCCGAAGTCAGGGTCCATTGTTTCTGTTTCTAAAATAGCTCTGATTTTCATAATTCTACTTCTCCTATTCCGTTAGCAAGTAAATAATCGTAGTACAAGTGTACGTTAGTATCTCCGTAAGTCCTAATATAGGATTCAGCATCCTCTGGGTCTGCTGAGACCCAGGGATATTCTTGTATCTGTGCCTTATGTAACTGTAAGGCCAGAGATTTTAATTCTTCTTCGTTCATGATATTCTGAAGTTAAGTTGGTAAATCCAAGGATTTTTATCCAGCTTGGTGAATGAGATAAAGATACCGTCACCATCGGTAAAATTTTGCATAAATCGTACGCAGCCATCGGCAATGATGTTTTCTCTTGGTCGGTCTACTGTAACCAGGCTTTCAAATGTAAATGTATAATAGCAAGTTTCGTATACCCAGATTTGATTGATATCAATGCAAGCAAGTTGATAGTTATCGTATAACTTACTAAGTAACTCGTATAAGTTAGCCTTTAGGTTTTCCTTTTCTCCATTACAGAGGGAGAAAGTGTTTTTGTTAGCAATGAATCTTTGAAGTACCTCTTCTAAGTTCTGGATGGAGGATTTAGATGTTGTTGTTTTCATATTTTTATTATTTAATTATTACACTACAAATATAAGCATTTTATTTTAAATATTACTTTATTCATGCAATTATTTTAATATAGCTGAGGTTCTACATACAAGAAAAGGCAGTTGGATTGACTGCTTTTTGATTGATTTGTTAACTCTGATAAGAAGGTTTCTTCTTTTTGAATGGCTTTACTTCCCGGGTAACTTCTTGTTTGTAGAAAGCATCGTTGTATTGAATAATCTGTAAGAGGTTCCTTACACATTTGCTAGCATCTCCTAGAGGTACTTTCTGTTCAATCATTTCGAATCCGTCCTCGTAAATCTCTACTGTATCAATGTAAATGTCATCAATATGGTTAAGAGAATTGATTAAGTCTGGAGTAGTAACTTCTTCCTCATCTTCCAATTCGTTAGCGATTCTGAAGGCTTTGATAAAGGCATCTAAGATTCCCTGCATATCGGGGTCCTGTTCCTTAAGTGGAATACGTCTAATGATTCCAACTTGTTCGAATGATAAGTAATACTTGGTTTGCATAGTTATAAAATTTTGATAGATTATTAATTCATGTACAAATATAAAAATAATATTTTAATCTGCAAACAAATTAATAATCTATCTTTAAATTACTGAGGCAGAGCCCGGAATCTGTTTAAGTCCCAATCGTACTTTCTGTCTCCCTTATTAGTAAATACCCAAAGGTAATGATCCTTGTATTCCTTTGCTATGGTATTATATTTAGAAGTCTGGATAATAATACGATTTGGTCCGTATTCAATCAATTCAGCATGTACTGTAGATACATGAGGGCTTTCAAGATTGAGTTTAGCCTTGAAGTCTTTAAGGAACTCATCCCGGTTTACACCATAGTTATCTCCAACGAATTTAATGTAATCGTCCTCTACCTGTTCTAACATGGTAGATACCTTGAATCTAAACTTGTTCATCTTTGTTATTTTTAAGGGTTAGTAATTTCTCTTTTAGTTCTTCGGCACATCGTTCAATTATATTATTTACTACTACCAAGCAATCATCCTCTGCAAATGACATAATGATACCCATACATTCATCAAAGTAGTTTCTAATTGATTGAGGGTTATTCCAGAGTATATCCCAGTTCTTGCAATAATTAAACCGAATAATATCTACGTATTCATTTACTGATACCTTACTATCGGGTAGATAAGGGTATACCTTTGAATACATCATTTTGAAATTATCCTCAATCCAATCCTTTAATCTAAACTCTTTTGGTAGAGCCTCATAGTAAGACATATCTGGAATGTAGAATTGGTAAGCAAATTCCTTATCTGTCTGTGCCTCAATTCCCGGGTATGAGTTAGCAAATAATACCGGTATCTTATAAAGTAATAAGTCTGGTACTCTATCGTATACTTTGTAATGATCTTGGTACTCTTTGTATGCCTCAACATAAACTCGGTCATCGTATATATGAAGTTCGTTGAGTATCGTTTGAACTCTTGAATGAAAATCCTCTAGCTCAAAGTGCATAGCTACGTTAAAGGTATTTTCCATACCCTCTAACTTTTGTAGAGTAATAAGTTTGCGGCTTTTGATTACTCTGATTTTCTTTTTCTTTCTGAATAGTTTGAACATGTTGTTAAAATGTAAAGTTAATATATACGTCCTGGGAACCTTTCATGAATTTTTCATGGTTGGTGTCATCATATTTAAAGCAAGAATATTTGCCTACTGAGCGTTCATATTCTCCTCTTACCCATACCGGTGCAGTAGTAGTTGGTTTGAGTTTAAAATAAGTACCTTGATTGATGTTCTTAATCTTGGTCTTTTTACATTCGGGGTCTAATGTTTCCATATATTTGTCTATTTTTAAATTGATATGCAAATATAATACTTTTAATTTTAATATGCAAATCCGTATATACACAACTGAGGCCACCATTAATAGGTAGCCTCTAGGTTATTTTCTTTTGTTTAAGAATGATGCAGCAAGGGATGTATCTTCCTCTGCCTCTAGTATTTCATCATCCTCTAAATACCTATCCATCTCTGGGTCATATGAATCAGTATCAATCCTCATTTCAATCTCCCTACGCAATTCATGGTGTTCTTTAGAGGATAATTCCATAGCAGCCTTATAGTTATCTGTAATTTGATTGAGTTCTTTCTTATTAAGATTAAGGCCCTCTTTAGACGTATCTACTCCCTCTTGCTTAGTTGCAACTACTTCAGGCAATGAATTGATATCGTATTTGTCCTCTAAGAGTTTTGCTTCTTCAGTTTTAGTAAGTACCTTTTGAGATTCTAATACAATAGTTCTTGCTTCCTCTATCGAGATAGTATTCTCAGTATTGAGGTTATTCTGTTGATTAAACTGATTGAAGATATTAGTTGTATTGCCTCCAGTAAGGTTACGAATAATTGATTGTAATGATGTAGAAGATTCCAACTTAAGTTTCAATGTCTTATTAACCTCGGATGAGATAAATGGAGTATATTTACCTCCTTGGGAATCCCTTAAGATTTGCAACTGATGAGATATCTCCATCCTATCTTCTAATGCCCATGCTAGTTGTTCTCCCAGTAACGCGTTAAGTAATTCTTCTTGTTTATCTTTATCCCATATTCTAGAAGACAATAATCTGTCTCTCATGAATACTCGTACATATTCTATATCAATCCCTAACCTATTAGAGAATGAATTGATATCATATGTTACTCCACATAAAACCCCATTACCCATTAACCATTGATTAATAAGGTAATTCTGTACCTTGACCAATGATTCCTCTTCGTGTGTCTTCTGGTATTCTAAAGCCATTGCAGTAGTACCCATAGGACGAGGGAATCTTATTATTTTATCTTCTTTTGCCATATAAATAAGCCTTTCTTATATCTTTAGATTCATCATATCCTATTAGCTCTAACTTATAACATACATAGCAATTAATACTAAGGTTATAGAAATATGCCTTATAGGTTTTCCCTTTTACACCTAAATTAAAGGAATCACCAGAGACATAATCCCTGGTGAAAACCAATTTATCCCATTTACCTATGGGGATATTAAGGCAAAGTTTCCAATCCTTGGCAATAAATTTATTGCCGTGAAGGTCTAGGATTTCCTTTGCCATGATTTCCCTTTTTATAGGTCGATAATTTTTTGTCTTGTTCATTGAGGTATTCTTCTTTCCTTTTCTCAATGAACTTTTGAATGTCGGGGAATATCTTTGCTCTTAGAGGTACTACCTGAGTAGCAAAGAAAGCATTCCATAGGTTCTGTGTAAATCCTTCGCCTACCTTAAGCTTAGATATTGCCCAAAATTTACTTTCGAAATTCTTAACAATTTCCCTAAACCTATAATAATATAACTTATGAGTCTTAGGATTAATGCCTATGGTGGTAGTTTGGCAATAATCTAGAAACTCCTTACCTAATTCGGAAATAAACTCTTCCCTTTTAAAGTCGTAATTCTCTTGGTCGAGTTTAAATAACTTTACGTAATCTATTGCTTCCATATATTTACTCTTTAATTGTTTCTAAAGGATAAGCCTTTAGTGTTACTTTCTTGGTTGCATCCTGGACCTGGAATAAATATCCTCGGTAATTATCCTCATAATAGGAGGACCAGATTGCTTCCTTTACCCTGTACCAATCTAAAGTCTTGGCACCTTTAGGGATTCCTGTGATTAACAAGGCATGGGTATTAGTTCCCATTTGAATATCAAAAATATCCTTACCATCAAAGTTGCCTATTATTACATAGTCTGGATAGGTAGGGTATTCCTTTAATTTAGGATAAGGTACACCCAAGGTATCTACTATGGTTTCCGGTTCTATAATTTGATTCTGAAATCGGATATTTAGTTTCGATTTGCCTATGTATAGGTCTTTGACTATATTTGTGAACATACATAGATAATTATATGGGTTATACCTTGGTCCTTGAAGTTATTTAGGTTAGTTGCCTTTTCCTCAAGTTTCCTTAGTGTCTTTCTAGAATCTGTACAGATTCTTCTGGTTGGATTTCTAACCAGCATCAGAATATTCTCTAGGGCAGGTTGCAAAGCATTAACTGGTCCTGCATAAAGTATATTATGCTTCTTCCCACTAATTACATTGTACTGGGTTTTATAGGAATATTTACCTTTGATATAAACTACCTCAACCTTTTCTATTTCTTCTTTTCTTATGTTTCTTACCATAACCGTCTTTATTTACATAATCCGATATTTCGTCTAATTGTCCCAATATTAGTGCCTGCACAAATATAGATACAGGCCTGAAGAAGAAGTTTCTTATATTACTTGTATTAACATACCAGTCGTATACAATAAAGAACTTCTTAATCTTCCTATGTTTAAGTGAACGTTGAACTAAGTAGGTTTTAACGCATCTCTTATGTAACTCTATCAACTCCTTGTCCTGCTTTAGCATCTCCTTTGCGGAGAATATAGTGTAATCCATTTTTATACCTTTATAGAAGGTTAATACAATGAGGAAGGTACTCTGATGTTGGGTACCTTCCCTGAGAGGTAAAATCAAGCAACTTGTTCTGGCTTGAGGACTTTATTCTTGAAGTCCTCGTATGCCTTAGCAGCTTTCTTGTATTCTTTGGAGTTTTGGTCCTTGATACGGAACATTTCCCGTTCAAGTCTGTGGAGTTCATTGCGAGTTTGTTGTCTCCATTTCTTCCGGGCAAGAGTATCTACTACATCCTCGGGATATACATATTTTACTTCCCGGTTGGAGATTACCTTTTCAATGATAGAGGGTTTCTGTTGTTTTTCAACATCCTTTATTACCTCTGCCTTTTTAGAGGTTTTCTTTGTGGGATTTGGTTCTTCTGGGGTAGTCTGAACCAATTTAGCACCTGCAAATTTCTTGGCAGCTTCTTGAGATTCTTCTACCAATTGAGCCTTAGTCTTTTTAGTTCCCTTGGCCTTAGTAGTTTTAGACTTGGATGTAGCATCCTTAATTCCTTCTAACTGTTGAGCAACTTTGTTACTGATAAGGTTAGCAACCTTGTTTTCATTCTTTTTCATAATGTCTATATTTAAAATGTTTATAAATGAATTAATTTCTTATCACATTGCAAATATAAGAATAATATTTTATATAGCAATAAAATAAAAAGAATATTTTTAAATAGCTGAGGTTAATCGGCTAAGAAGTCGAAGATCTCTGGAGCATAATCTATCTCGTTTTCTGGGTCTGATAAATATTCGTCCAGGTTTTCGTTATAATAATCGAGTTCTGATTTAGCCTTGGGAGCAGGTACAAAAGGTATACATTTTTCTGGATATTTCTCTGCAAACTTAATAGCATCTTGATAAGTTAACTTCTTATCAGTATAAAATTTAACCCATGTATGGGAGTATCCCACTCCTTTTCTAGTAACTTCGTATTGTTGATATCCAGAATTACTTATCTGGTAGATTTGATTCTCTGGAATGATTTCTATTTCTACCTGATATTCGTATATTCTTTTTCCGAGTTTGTTTGCCATTTCCTGAATTGAATCCATTAATGACTTAGGCTTATCTGCAAATGAGAAACTGTATTTAGTTTCTGGTACATCGTTCTTTTTAAACGACGGAGCAGGATTTATACTAATTGCATCGGATGTAGGTTTTGAACCTATAGCCAATCCAATTAGTATAAATCCTGCTAACCCTATGATAGGTAATTTCTTAAGACCTGAGTTCATAGCCCGTGGTTTTAAACTTGTTTCTGATATTAGAAGAAACGTATTTACCCTTGGATTCTGCTAGGTGTAATTCATTGCAGATTTCTTTAGGTACACCATCATAACGGTAAACTTTGTTGCCTTTGAAAGCAACCCAAAGTTGTTTGTTTTTGGAGTCGTATCCGTAACCTTCAACATTTGAGGATTCGCAGGGAATCATTTCAACTCCAGTATTCAATTCAACTGATTCTAAGTATTCGTTCTTGTCCATAATTAAAATTAAATTATTAGTGTGAGTTCAGGATGAAATTTATTGGTTTCTCTATGTAATAGTTCCCATGCCCCGTAAACTCCTTGGGATAAATTATGTATCCATTCGTCTTCCATTTTGAATAGGATATGAGAACAGATATATAATTGATATTCATTCAGAGTCTTTATCAATTGAGGCATTTCGTATATCTCTTCGTAAATCTGAATATGATGATTGACTGAATCAAGCATCTCTTCATCGTTTATCTGTAACAACTTCCTGAGTAAATCAGGTTCGGTTGTAGTGATATTGTTTTTGATATTAGTCAATGCCTCGATTTGAATCTGAGCAATGTTCTTTACTATCTCTTTGGTTTCTGCATCCATTTTAATATTTATTTTCGTTATACAAATATAAGAATTTTATTTTAATAAATAATACTCTTTTATTAAATACTGAGGTAGAGGATGTCTATCTAGAGATAGCTTCTTCGATTTTCTGTTTTACTGAGTCGGGGAATATTACATCCTTGTACCATCTCATGAAGAACTTAGAAGGCTTTTTCTCTAGATTGAGAAGTAATTGTCGTTGTTCTGCAGAGAACTTTAATCGTTCTTCCTCGAGCATAAACTTGGGGAACTTTGTGAACTCTGCTTGAGAGAAGGATATGGTTTTCTTACCAACAGAGGCCCTTAACGGTTTCTTCCTTTCTTTATAAAGGTACGGAACAATTTTCTTCGATGGTCCACCAAGGATACTAAAGCCGAAGATGACCATTGGGTCGAATTTATCTGCCTTGGGGTCTTTGGCTCGTTTGATACATCTTGCCATCCAGGAGTATGAGTTAGGATATTGCTTGTTGTCAGTGGCTTCTCCCACATCCTTACTGTTGAATTCGAATCCTGGGAAATGAAAAAGAAAGTCCTCTGTAAGAATAAAGACAAACCCTAATCCCCTTAGATACTTAATAATCTCTTGTTGGCTATTACCTTCTTCAACCATTTTCTCTACATCTGCCAAGATATCTTCTCTTGGTGATTCAGTAAGTTGTTTACTCCCAGTAGAAGGTCTTCCTCTTCCCACTGAAGGTTCTTTGATTGGTAAGTTACCTACGAGCTTATCTAAGTAATTCTTAAAGTTCTCAACATCTTGTTTATTTGTAAGAGTTACCTCTATTCTTATAGGTCCCTTGTGTTGTACCTTTGGCCCTGAATTCATTTCGGTATACGCATCTACCAATCTATCCTGAATATAGGAGCCATTATCTTCAAGTGTAGTGATACGCAGTTTGGGTTTATATGTTTTTTCTTCCATAAAGTCTTGGTATTAAAAAGAAAGGCCTGAACAAAAGTGATTTGCCAGGCCTTTACATCATTAACGAATACTTAATAAGATATGAGATTAATCTTCTTCTTTTTTGGCCTTCTTTTTCTTTTTATCTTTGGCCTTTTTGTCCTTCTTTGCAGGAGCAGCCTTTTCGGTGGCTTCTGCCTTTTCTTTCTTTTCCTTCTTGGGTTTTTCTTCCTTCGGAGCTTTACCGGCAGCAAGTTTTCTTTGTTCCATACGATATTTTTTCTTTTCATCGGAAGTCATTTCCCGACCATCAATGAGAGGATAATCGTATTTGGTAACTCGGCCAGCAGATTCCTTCTTTTCTTTTTTCTTTGAAGCCTTTTCATCTTCTTTGGCTTTTTTCATTTTTACCAATTTGGCTTCATTCTTTAAATCCTTTTCAGGATACTGGGCAGCGACTTTGTCTCTTTCCTTATTGAGCTTATTCAAGAGTTCGGTAACCTTTTTACCATGTTTCTTGTCTTTTGACCAATCCTTTTGAGGGTCCAAGTTGTTCTCTTTAAGATAAGCATCTAATGCCTTTTTAGCCTTTGAAAGTTCCGGAGTCTTATTAGCCGGTTTGTCTTTCTTCTTGTCTTTCTTCATGTTTCTAAAATTTTTAAGTGGATTGAAATTTCCTTAGTAATTATCCATAGTTATAATATCCTAATCGAAGTAGGGATTTCCTTAATTTCTAGGATTTCTATACTTGCATTTTCAAGAATGGCTCCAAGTTCTAAGGCATCCTTTATCTCTTGCTGAGTAAGATTAACAAAAGTTTGTTCTGCAATCATTTCACGTCCATCAGAATAATTAACATATTTAAACTTTACAGTACTGATAGTACCTCTAAGTTTTTTATCTAGCCTACTCTTAAAATCCTTAAGCCTACGTTTAAGATATTGAAGGTGAATAACATGGGTTTGATATTTACCTCTCTTATGAGTAGGAGTAACCTTAATCATATACCGAGTATATTCCATATCTTTTAATATGGATTGAATACCCTGTATGATGGTTCTTAAATTCATTTCTTCCATGATGGTCTTGGTATTGGTTTATTTTCGATTGCCATTTCAGTTAGCATTTCTCTGGCTTCTTTAATAATTAATTCAGAGAGTTCCCTTTCTTCATTCGATAAGGGAGGGTCCATATCTTTATCTTCTAGTGCATTAGTATAATTCTGAATAAGATTATCTAATGCTAGGATAGTTATATTCTTTCGGATTTCTCTTTTGTCTTCCATAACCTATAAAATAAATAAAGCCTACTACCTTCTCAGGCAATAGGCTCCCAACATAATTCTTGAAATACTAATAAACTATGCAAACCATTAGCGATGTTCTCGCTAATAAGTAAGGGATAGAAGTTTAATCTTCATCTCCGGCTTCCTCTTCTTCGCCCTTAGCCTTTTTAGCTTTCGGGTTACAGATGATACCATGTCCTTTTTTGGATTTTACGGTAAGGTTGCCGGGAACAAATGTTACGGAAGTAGAAGTTGGTTTACCATCAATAACCAGAACTGATGTTACTACCACTCCCTGATATCCTTCTTTGTTCTTTACTGCGTAGCCGTAGTTCTGAACTTCGGATTTATCATTGATTTTGATAACATCAATTTGCTTGCTGTTTGGACGTTGCTCTGCAGGACGGTTTTTCAAAGCTTCCATACGAGCTTTACGTTTTGCTTCTTTTTCAGCATCTTTTTCTTTGCCACCTTTCTTCTTGGTGTCTTCTTTTTTCTTAGTTGCCATAATCTTTTAAGTTTTAGTTTTATTTAATAGAACAATAGTTATTTCTTATGATAAAGGTGGGCTATTGCTTTAGCCCAACCTTCATAGCCGGAGAATGAATTACTTCTTTCCTTTTTTACCTTTACCTTTGGCTTCTTTCTTTGCCGGGAGTTTGAGACCCAATTCTTTGGCAATTGCTTTGCGAAGTTTTTCGATATCGTCTTCTTCGTAATCGTCCGGGTCTGTTTCGAGGTCTTTGTCATCGCAAACATCTTCCAGTTCTTCGAAGTCCATTTCGGCAAGAGCTTCACCGGTTAATTCTTCTTCCTCTTCGTCTTCATCTTCATCGTCGTCCGAGTCTTCATCATCCTCGTCATCTTCATCTTCATCATCAGAGTCCTCATCATCGTCATCCTCATCGGAATCTTCGTCATCGTCCTCGTCTTCTTCCTCGTCTTCGTCGTCATCATCTTCCTCTTCTGAAGCAAAGAAGTCTTTTGCTTCTTCGGCAGACAACATAATAGGAGCTGGGATAATTTTTACTGAGCCATCCTCGTAAGTAATGATGATTGCACCATTAATCTCTTTGCGAGATACTTCCTTTAACTCTACCTTTTTGGTTTCTTTTTTCTTAGCCATTTTCGTAAATGTTTAAATGTTAATAATCAATAGTTATATCACTCTGTTATAAGTTTCTTGTATTTTCTTTCGCTTCCCGTAAGATAAGCAAATGCAATATTATATTGTTTTACCTCATCAATTACGGTCTTTAGTTCTTCTTGAGATTCTATCTTTACATCTTCTGTATCGATAACTTCATCCTGGTCATTATAGGTATTAACCTTAAAGGATTTACCCCTGAACGGATTTAATTGCTTATGTACCTTTACTTCCGGTACTGGGTTTTTAGTTTCCATTGCTGTATTTAATTTTAATTATTCCAGGAATACCAACCTTACCAAATACTTCGGTATAGAATTTGTATTTTGGATTTTGCATTGATTTATAGTTATCAGCTAATCTCATAGGAAATACCCAATATTCATTTTCTAGCATCCTGTTTGTCATAATGTAGGCATATTTACTTCTCATCCTATATTTGCTTACAGGAGTGAACCCTTGAAATCTTAAAGCTTTTACCAAGAACCTTTCTTTTGGTTGCCATCCCAAATGATTTAAGGATTCATCATAAAAGATATCGAGCATATCCCTTTGTGCTTTGATAAATAGTACTTTCTGTATCGGGATATCTAATTTCTTTCTTAGATACAAGGCCAAGGAACATACCAATGGGGGATATTGCAAAGAAAGAATATTATATTTATGCTTTTCCTCTTGACTCAGCCTGTTGTAAATTCTGTAAGATAGTAGAACGGATTTGTATTCTCTTCTTCCGGATATAGTTGGAAGATATGCCTTCCCGTTGTCCATACAATTTTTGTGAGTACCTTTCATTGAATACCTTCTTTCCTTTTGATTTGAAGACCCGGTGCATTTGAACCATGAACCTTCGTCTTCTGTGTTTATCAATTTTATATTCATCCGGGATAATAAACTTCCTGGCTTTAACTAATCTCCCTTTATACCAGAATTTAGTAGAACCAGAGGTATGTCTTATACCATTCATGTCTTGAAGTATTCTTATCCCTTGCCTAAGTAATTTCCTGCCTGATATGATATGAATATATTGAAGAACATCTACTCCGTACATATAAACCAAAGTCTTTTTTATCTGATACCTTGTGAAATAGGGTATACCTGTTAGGTGTTTCCGATATAAACTTTTTTCGGTAATATATTTGTTGGTTGTATCTGGTCTCCATGTCCATATATAATATCTATCTTCTCGGATTGGTTCCCTACTACTTTCCTTTAGTTTTACCATTGTTCATAGTCCTCCTTGCAGTTCTAAACCAAAGTGTTATTGATTTATCGTTTGCATCTGGGAACTTCTTTTTCATCCTTCTAGTTACTCTTTCTAAATCGTAACCCTTTGCAACTAATGACCATACATAGGATTTCTTAGTTCCCTTGATGAGATTAAATTCATCCCTTTCTCTTGGTGGTTTCTTCTCCCTTGGCTTTTTTATTCCTGGAACCCTTTTGGATTTCCTTTGCCCATCTTCTCCTTCTTCTCCGAGAAACCCAAGCCTTAATTTCGAATTCCTTAAAGGGTCATCCTTTGAATAACCTATGTTCTCCAATTGTTTATCCATCCAATCATCATATTGGTCAATTAATGATTTGTCTGGTTTGTTAGTTGACCTTTCTATATAACCAATTAAATCGAAAACTCCAGCAGCACAGGCATCAGGAAAAGGCATACCCAATACTATGGCTTTTCTTTTTAAATCTCTGTAAGTCATATTCCTCCCGGCTGAACCAAGGAAACTGGCTTTTTCTTTTGAGGGTGCTGGTTTATTCTTTTTGTTCTTTCTCATATCTTTTATTTTAATTTGTTGCAAATATAATACTTTTTATTTATATAGAAAAATATTTCTATCTATTTTTATAAAAAGCTGAGGTATCTGATATGCGTTCAGCAGCCGTTGATTTAGGCTTTTTCTTCCTTTTCTTTTTAACCTTATCGGCATTGAAGGCCATATCAAGTTTCTTAATACTGAATTCTATATTATTCACTTGATTATAGTTAACTGCTTTTTCCACGCAGCATCTGTACTCAGGCCAGAAGCGTTGTCCTAATTTTACATCAGAGGTTTTAATCATAAACTTGGATACCATAAATCCAAATGTATCTGCATCATCTTTCTTTTCGAATACATACATATAAAATCTACTAAATTCACTAACTACCTCATCTAAAGGTCTTACTGGCATTAATAGATATCCATCTGTATATAATTCTTCTGATATTAAGCATACCCAGTATTTCTTCTTACCAGGCTTTACTTTATATCTAAACCTTTCTTTCAGTTTTGTGTGCATCCATTCTGGTACTCGGTTTAAAAGGTATTTAATGTATATCTTGTCCTTCTTATTCAACCGCCTTTTAAATGCAGAAGGCTGTTGTAGCATTCTTGGTAGAATCCTAAAGTTATTCCACCTATCGAACTCTAGAATTAACCTCATTGAATCTAAGTCCCAGGGGTCTTCTGATTCTTTGAGTCTTTTCATATTTCTTTCGATATTACTATTGCTTACCTTTGAGAGTAAGTTAGAAGAGTCTCCAGTATATAGACTAGCTTCTTTCCTTGTTAATCTCTTTTCAATACATCCTTCAATAAAATCACAAAAGCTTCGTTCGCAAGGGCAGTCGGGTCGAAAAATAGAAGTGTGTAACTCGAAAAAATCAGAGAATAATCTGAAGAACTTTTCTGACCTTTCTCTGATTTCTAAATACTTGTAATGTGACAACTTTAAAATTTCACCAGCTTCCCATGAAGATTTGCTTTCGGATAACTGAAGGAATAAAGACTGCCTTTCTATTTCGTTTAAGCAGTCCCAAGCTTTCTTCTGAGCATCGTTCATATTAATTCCTCCTAAAATCCATTATTCTATCTATTGATTCACTTGTTATCTCATTTGGGTCATAATCTTGGGAGTTAGCATATAACTTATCTGGGTCATAATTCTGGTACACGCTATAAATTACGTTATCAAAAGGTAACCATATTTCCATTTTACCCATTTCCGGATATAAAAGAAGTTGTACCATTTTATTTATGTGGTCTATACCTAATACCGTAGCATCTATTCCTTCGTAAGGATAACCCTTGAGTACTAGGTAATCGCCTATCTTAACATTCATCAAATCGTCTACGGAATATTTCTTTCCTTCTTTTGCCATCCTCTTAAACCTTTTAACATCCTTTCTGGTGCATGTAGCTACCAATGAGAAATCATCAAAGTCTTCAGAGTTATCTATTCTAGCTTTCTTCTTTCTTTCATGAAGAGTCTCTGTAGACTTTAACCAAGTTCTTATACCTGATATACTTCTCTTCAGTTTGTTTAGAAAAGGTCTAGAGTACGCTAACTCTGTAGGCATCTTGATAAAACCATAATTGAATAAGATAGGTACTTCTTCGAATATCATCTTACCCTTTGCAGTTTTCTTTAAAACGTTTATCGTAGGGATAATGGCACGTACTTTTTTATACCCCTTTTCTTTAAGTTCTTTATTAATGTTCCGATAATACTTTCGTTCTATGTAGAAGATACAATAAGAATAAGGGATACGTTTCATATTATTTCTTTTTAATGATTAACTTAGCTTGCTTATGAATTAACTTATAAGGTACATTTAAAACCTCACTAGCCATAAATACCATAAGAGTATTCCCGGGTACTTGAATATACATTACTTTAGTAACATATTCTGCAATAATATCTCCCAGTTTTACTCCAACTACGAAGAAAAATTCATTTGCAGGTATAGAATTATACCTCATACATAGAATAGGTACTTTATTTGCCCTTTTAGCATCCTTGCTTGCTTGTTCCCAAAATCTTAGGATATCACAAGTTTTATTACCAAGCAGTACATGTTCGAATTTGATATCTTTGTAGTTTTTACATTCGATGGATATCTTACATCGATGAGCATGTTTTTCATCAGTACAGGTTAAATCAGAAGTGGCATCCTTATTAGAATGCCAAGCTCCTGAACCTGCCCGATTCCTTTCAAATTTGAACCCGGTCCACTGAGTAAACCAGGCTCCTATTTTTCTTTCAAATCTTGAACCCTTATTTTTGCTGTTTATTGACATAACAAAATTTATCTTTATACTTAATAAGACTCTTACCTTTCAAGATTCTACGAACTGAAGAGATATGAATCGGTAATATGTTAGCTATCTCCCTTACACTCAAACCTTGGTTATAAAGGTTATGTACATCGTTATAATAAATAATCTTATTTGGAGTTGGTAAACAACCATCAAACCAAGCCTGTAAGGTATTATCTAACTCGGTACCCCATTTAAGATTTTTAACTCTGCAATCCCTTTTGTTATTATTGAGGTGCATTACTACTGGTAGACCATCCGGGTTAGGAAGGTAAATAGTAGCTACTAAACGATGTAATAACCAAGATTTTAAATCTATCTTACACTTTAGATAACTATCGGGTTTACCATCCGAATATACGGAAATCCTTACCCATTTAAAATCCCCAAGATATCTGTAAACTCTACCATTTTTAGAAACATAATACTTATGACCTGGTACATTGGGTTTCCATTTAGGCCTAAGTATTATGTTTCTACCATGTTTTATAGCAGAGTATAAATTACTAAAAGTTTTCATCTTCCTGTCTTGTTAAAGTTATATATCCTTATAGTAACTTGTAACTACTTAGGCCATTAACTTTTTCAACTTGCAAGATTTTCGTATTGCTAAGAGGAAGTGAATCAAGATGAGTAATTAAGAAGAGTGTCTTTTCTGAAAAAGTATGTCTGATTAAAGATGTAACTACCTCTACATTATCAGAACTCAAAGATTCAAATACCTCATCAAGGAATGCAAGGTTAATACCCTTGGACATAGTAAGAGATTCGTTCATTGCAAATGCCATTGCAACATTAACTAAAGTCTTTTCTCCTCCACTTAGCTCGTCATAATCCATAATCTGCCCATCTCTTTCTATCAATGTAAAAAATTCTTTCCGAGTTGAAGCAAGGTCAATATTAAATTCAATCCTAAATCCCAATACTTGAGAATATTTATCAAGAGTTCTATTTAACATATCCAGTGATGAATCGAATAAGTAAGCCTTGATTCCATTATTCCCAAGAGGGTCATTGATTAACCAATTGTAGTTCTCTAACTCTAGTTCTTTGTTATGGTAGTCTTCATCTACCTTACGAAGAGTTTTTCTAATCTCCTTAAGTTTCTCTTTATATTTAGGAGACATAACCTTAAGTTTCTCTTGTTTGAGCTTTTCCAACTCTTCATCAATATCAGCAATATCAGAAGCAATATCATCACATTCTTTTTGAAGTCTTTTATACTTCTCATTCGTAGTTCTCAACTCATCCAACCTACCCAGAGCATCTTCATATTCTTCCTGGAGTTTATCTGAGTTTATGATTGCTTTATAGATAATATCTACGCTCTCTTTCGCACGTTTGTAGTGGCCTTTATCTAACTGTATCTTGAGTTTCTTTACAAAATCTGGTAATGATACTCCAGATACTATACGGTTATATTTTATCTTGGATTTAAGAACATCTACATAATCAGTATGTTTCTTAATCTTAACTTTAAGACTCTTTTCTACTTCATCCTTAAGTTGTTGCTGTTTTTTAATGAGTTGCTTAGTTAGGTCTTCCCTATCTTTCTTTAATTCTCTACGTTCTGACTTTATTTTTTCTTTGAAACCTTTCTCTCTATCACGTAAATCAAAGTAAGCTTCCTTATTTGCTTCAAGTTCTTTCTTTAATAAAGCAGATTGGTGTTCTACTTCGTTTGCCTGAGCTAATAGGTTATTTTTATCCTGCATAGCTATACCTTTGGCAATGTTAAGAAATTCTAAATCAAATACTTCTTCGAATATCTTCTTCTTATCTGAATTAGATTCTTGTATCAATCTTTTAATACCCTGCCCAAACATAATGGAGTTCATGAATAGAGTATAGGATAAACCAAGCTCTGCATTAATGGCATCTTGGAGTTTATTCTTACCTTTTACATTCACTACCTCGTTGTCTTTCATAAGGATAAGCCTATCTTTACCTTTAGCTCCATCCTCAAGAACTATATTACATTTCTGACATCTGATAATTTTATAAATATGTTCTCCCTTTTGAAAGAATACCTCTACCATTACTCCCTGGTAATCTTTAGGTCTTACCTTTTCCCAAGTAGTTACTTCTGATACCCCTTTTAGGTTTTTACCATATATTGCCCATACCAATGCCGATAAGATAGTTGATTTACCTTTACCATTCGGTGCCTTGATAAGTATGGTACAACTTGGGTTTAAAGGTATATGTAGGTTTTCTATTGAACAGAATCCTACTACGTTCATTGTTGTAAATGTTAACATGATTCAGCTTTTTTAAGTATGTCAATCAGTAGTTCTTTCTTATCTTGTTCAGTTATACCTTTTTCCTTAAGATACTTCCTTGCTAGAGCTTTCTTAGAAAGTTGCTTAGTAATTTTATGGTTAGTATTTACTAAGTTACTAGTTTTCTTAGGTAAAACGGTATAATAATTGCCATCATCCTTAATACCCTCTTCGGATTCTACATCTACGAATTTAGGGAATTGCTTAAGGTGTACGAATTGCATTGATAAGTCTGAATAAATCTTCCAATATCCTAACTTACAACCCCTATCGGTTCGCCTTTGATGATTAGGTGCTCCTATCATATAAACCTTCTTTGATAGTCTTTGGGGTTTATGTATATGACCACATAATACCAAATCAAATCGATTCAAGATATTTACATTGAGATTTTCTACAGAATCAACTTCCCTACCGTCGGTATCCTTTGCTCCAGGATAGTCAGTATGAAGAAGAAGTATGTTCTTTACATTCTTATCTAATTTAAGTTTCTTAAGATATTCACTTAGTCCCACATTATTATCAATATATGGAACCCCATAAATATGGTAATCTCCATAAGAACACCATTTGATTCTTGTTAGATTAACACAACTCATAAAATTCTTATGAAATACAAAAGGCCATCCCTTAGTTATCCTATCAATACGATTTACAGATTTCAAATCATGATTCCCGTCTATATAAATCATTTTGAATTTTGGATAGTTACTCTCTAACCTATCAAACTGTTCAGCAACAAATATTGCTAAATCTTGGTCAATTGATTCTGGTTTATGAAATAAATCTCCACAGAACAAAGCAGGACATTTGTACTTTTCACATTGACCTGCAATAACGTCAAGGACCTTGATACTATTCAAGGTCCTATTGTTGTTCTCATTGAATTTTGCCCATAGATTGATGTGCAAATCCGAGAATGCTATAAATACTACTTCTTTATTCATGAAGAAAATCAATAATAAGTTTCTTACGAATATCCAAATTAGCTTCTCTTATACAGAGAACTTTAGTTTCACCATACAGGGATTTGATTACTCCTTCTGTTGCACCATATTCCAAAAGTTGATTCTTAAATATATTCTTATATATAGAAGATATTTCCTTAGTTGGTAAGAATCCCCACAAGTTCAATACGTTATCCATTATAGAAGATATTAAGAACTGGAAGTAATTATTCTCTATTCGTTTGCCATTATCTTCCATAACCCATTCCTTTACCATTGCAGTAGTAAAGTCTAATAGAATGAGGTGAGTACATTGCTGATTGAGTAACATCTTGCAAGTTTCGAAGAAGTGTTCCATTTCACATTTGGGAACATTCTTGGCTTGTTTATAATAGAAATAAGCAGCTAAATCAAGATAGCTCCTATCTGTAACGAATCTATCTCTGTCTCTAAACATTTTATTTCTCAGATTCATTACCTGAAAGTCTTCCATTAATAAATCCTTTGAATCTCTTTCTAACATCTCTTTATGAGACATATCTTTTGTTTTAGGGATTAAATCTGATACACTACCAGATATAAAATCCAATACTGGAGGGTATTCTGTTACATCAAACTTAATCATCCCGGGAACTTCTTTTGCTAAAGTGGTTTTCCCAACTCCACTTGCACCTGCAAACATGATTTTCATTCGGATAACTCTTTAAAAGGTTTAATAAATTCTTTAGTTAGGAACGAAGCAAGAGAATACTCTATGCACAGTTTCCTAAATTTATCATAGTTGAAAGTCTTCTTTCTCTTGAGAGGTATCTTATCTAAAGGGACATTACCTACAAACCAGAATAAATCAATCAACTTACGATTCCTTTCCCAAGCTTCTTGGTACTCTTTATTAGGTTTAGCTTCCAAATATTTGTAGATTGACTTATATTCGTCTAATATCTTTCTTGCAGTTACTGGACCTATACCCTTAAAACCTGGAATATCATCGGAAGTATCACCCACCATTGCAAGATACTGAACAGTCTCATGTGAATGATAACCGAAGAGTTCTTTACAATTGCCCACTCGAATAACTTCATCTTTTCTGGGGTTTAATATTCTAACGTTCTTGTTTAGAAGTTGATTAAAATCCTTATCGGATGATACTAAGATT